TATCAGTATCAGATACAGATGCTTGCATGGGGCATGTATGCCCCATGATAGGGGTATCACTTCTTATGCAGCTTACAACATCCAAAACATATTTTTTAAAGACTTCCGACTTAATATGTTTTGCAACATTTTCGACCCCAGTAAGCGTTTTCTCGGACTTACTCCAGTTGTATTTATACCAATTCAGAATCAATATCTCCTTGGTATTCTTATCAAATTTAATAATCTTGTGAACGTTTTCAAAGCGCTCAAGCAGCCTTATTATGGTGTCTTTATTGTATCCGGTATTTCTAGTCATCTGAGAATAGCTAATCTCGTAACAACCGCAAATATTAGTCTGAGGGTTCGTCAACAAATAAATATAAAAATACTTATCCTCTGGTGTAAAATCATCCTCAACCTTATTGTCCGTCCAAAATGATAAATGCACACTCCTATATACCGCCATCAAACCTCACTCCTTATATGATTTTAGTTTTCATCTTTTGTAATGTCTTTTTTAGAAAATTTTAGTACTCTGTTCAGGCACTCATTGTATCGGCTATCGGTGAGTATATCGTGTATATATAGCATAATTATACAGTCAACTATCTTGTCCCATTTTTCCGAATTTTTAAGTGTATAGCCATTTTGCTTGCACTGAACACTATATTTGTCACTCATTGCACCAAAGCAAAAATATTTAGCAGGACTCATAACGCCTCCTTTATTATTTTTACCGCATTTTCCCAGGCATGAATGAAACTTAATGCCCAAAGAACAGTGCCATCCTTAGATTTTAAATCATTAGCCATGGCACAAGCTCTTTCCCATTCAGGATCAAGTTTTGCCTCTGCTGTTGCCCTAATTCTTTTTGCCAAAATATTCTCCTTTCAAAAATAAAAATGCAATTGTGCATTTGCATTTTTATTTATTTCTCCATACTTCTTGAAAGCGTTTTTGAATGTTCCTGACTGCTCAAATAAACAATGTACTTTCATACTGTATCTCCTATATAATCACTTAATCTCATTTGTGCCATTTCAGTATCTAACCTCTGCTTTGATACCTTGTAATAGTATTCGTCAAGTTCAAATCCAACAAATTTATGATTTGTGTTATAGCAAGCTATCAGACTGCTTGCACTGCCTACATGTGTATCAAGTATAATGTCATTAGGCTTTGCGTATCTGCTTAATAGCCATTCATATAACGCAACTGGTTTCTGCGTTGGGTGTATGCGCTTTTCGTTCAATCTTTTGTTACCCTGCTGGGTAGTACCTTCAGTAATTGATTTCCCTTGGAACATTCCTCGCCACATATAGCGAAAAATATCAACCCTATTATTCATACTGCAGTATGCTATTTCTGCGTCTGACTGGTCACTTCCCTCGTTACATTTATCCCAAACGATACGACCACCTATTAGCGGATAATCAAAGTAATTGCAACCAAAAATAATTTGATTTTTTGAAACCCTCATAAGTTCATTGAAGTAATCTTCTGAAGGTGGCTCATTATCCCAATTCCGATTTCCGTACTGCCCATCTTTTACGAATATTTTACTTCCGTTTTTCTGCCTAACATATCCGCTTCTATTTCTTCCACCGTGTTCCTTTCTCCCATATGGTGGGTCTACAATCGCAAGGTCAAAATATTTGTCAGAAAATTCTTTCATTCCTTGCATACAATCCATGATGTAATATCCAAAATCTAACATTTTCTCTTACCAAAAGGAAACCTCGGTTTTATGTCGCGACAACCTATTCCTTTCTTTGATTTTTAGTCTATAGTTCTATACTTATCTTCGTGAAATTCCCTATCTTCTTCATTGGAATAGGCTCTTTTACAATACGTACAAAATTCTAAATGTACTTTTATATCTGTGCTGTTTTCGTATCTACAGCCATTGCAATCATTCATTCTGAATCACCCTTTCCATTCCTGTATTCTTCTATTGCTTTATTAACTCTGTCTCTGCCCCAATCTGCACTACAATACCACTCAACAGCTTTGAAAACAGGGCTTAACATTTCAAAGAGCGTTTCCACTCTTATTTTGGCTGATTTAATATATTCAACTAACCGCCTTGTATCTTTTGCCACATCTTCATATCCGTTTTGGTTGAGATAATCAGCCATTTCTTCTAATGTTTCAATGTTGCTGTACTGCATAAGGTCGTCAATCTCTTTTGAATATAAATAGTTCCAACTTCCACCACTCACTCTGAATCGCCCACTTTCAGCAAATCCATAAACTTCTCATACTGTTTCCGCGACACTTTATTGTTAGCCTTGTCCGCTCTAATTTCGATTTTAAGGTGTTTTTCTGCAATAGAGGATAATTCCCTTGCAAGGTTCTTTCTGCCTTGCTCTAAACCATCACGGTAGCCCCTAGATGGTCTGAATTCGTTTATCTTCTCCTTGCCCTCACCCTGACCGCCAGCTGTCTTGTTGTAACGGCACTGGTAGCCTTTCTTCGTGTACTGCAATATCCAATACTGCTCCATCTGATCTAGTTCATCTTTGGGGTAATGAATAAAATTAATCTGCCATCCATAGGGGTTATCCACACTGTAAAACCCTCGTTTCTTCAATGATAGGTCTATGTGCTGATATCCGGTAAGGTGGCTACACATCCGCTGCAAGATTTTTATAGCTTGACCTATGTAAAAGTAAGATATGCCATCCTCATCCGTCCGAGTTAGAAAGTATATACCACTCTTGTCATCAAGGTTTGGATTAACTTTCAAAAGCCTTTCACGGTCGGATTTTTCTATAGCATATATTTTTTTGTAATTTAGCTTACTCGTTCTTTCCACCTCTCTTCACTATCTCGATTGCCTTTTGAATCGCACAATCTATGCAACCGACATCATCAGACTTGTTACATCCACCTTTTGACACTCTGCAAAAATAAAGACGTTTTGGACATATTATTTCATCCAATCCTTTTTAAGCTTATCCGCATCAATTAGTCTCATCGTTCACCCTCCTGTTCCATTCGACAATTACCTCGCTCAGTTTATGCCCTTTTGGGTAAGATTCTGCCGGTACAGGGCAATCCGGATTGTTGCACTTTACCATATACATCGCCCCACCGCTTGACCAGTGTTCGATTATAGGTTTTCTACCACAGAGTGGGCACGGTTTAAGTCCTTCATTCATTCTTCATCACTCCAATCTAATTTCTGACCGCAATCCGGGCAATAATCATAATCATCATAATCAACCTCATATCTCTTATTACAGCAAGGACATATCCATGTATCATATACAAGCTAACCATTGTAATATCCATCCCCCTCGTAATCCGGTTTCTTTGCTGTCTGCTTCCCCACAGATTCACGGCATTCCTCAACAGTCCCGATCTCACGGTACTGCTTTAATTCTTCCAACCACTCGGCAAGCTGTTCATGTTCCTCGGCACATTTTTTACACTGCATTGGATAATAATGTGCATCTTTATCATAATGGTTCTCATATTCAGCCATTCTGCGCTTCGCAACATCTCTTGCGTGCGCTATTGCTTCATCAATCGTCATACTCATTTAATTCTCCTTCCACTCTTCATCACTCCAATCTAATTTCTGACCGCAATCCCAGCAGTAACTTGTAAACTCCGTTCAGTCGCCCATTTTTCAAGGCACATATTCCCACATGAGGGGCACGTATATGCAGGAATTTTCCTAAAAATACCACTGTGTGCTGAATATAAGCCGTTCTTTCGCGGTTTCTGTCCTATCTGCTTATTAACGCACGCTTGAGCGATTCTTAATGCATACCTGCTTGATATGTTCTTACATCTCGATGTAGCATCCTGTTCAAGTATACCTTCAAGTAATTCAAGTTGATTCTTCACCTGCTTTAGATTCATTCCTTTTCTTGTGCTCATCCGCTTTCACTCCTTTATATTCCACCCCCCACCACAAATCAATATTTTATGTTCATATCTCCGTGTTCATTGATCCAGTCAATAGCTTCTGCGTAGGTCACGCCATTGTTTTTCAAGACGTATAATAAATTGTGAAATTTTGGATGAGTTTTCTTTAACAACTCAAATCGGCCTTGTCCATCTTTTTCAAGATGACATCCAAACCCACACAATACACACCCTGTCCTTGCGCACCCAGTCGTATGCAAGCGCGGTCTGTCAAGTTCAAATCCTTCCATATCACAAAAATCTGCAAGAGTCATTTGGCCGCTTTCTTCATCGTCCGTTACGATATCTCCATAAACAGAACATATTGGCAGATTGTTTTCTTTGATGTAAAGCAGCACATCCTGTTCCGTCCAAAATGACATAGGATTACTTGTTGGAATTTTCAAGTCAAATCCATTACAACCATTCTGTAACCACTGCGAAGTCCTTAATTTACTTTCGCAAGCCATTTGAGCGGTAATGGGTACTCTACCTGTATCTTTGTTGTATTGATGCAAAGGCTGTTTCTTCATTACCTTGCAACATTGATTAGATACTTCAAATGGTGCATTTAGCATAAATAAGTACTTTGACCTGTCATACATACTGCCAAAATCCTTACTCTTGACACCAAATAACTGTCTTACTTTGATAGGAGCCTTCAGAATTTCGCTAGGGATATTCCCCATCTTTATATCCACAAATGCTTTGTTTTCCTTGTCTATTCTCCTGTCTATTCCTATCAAGTCGGCTATGCGATAAGCAAACGGAAGCCCTGTCTGTCTGTCTGTCTGTCTGTCTGTCTGTCTGTCTGTCTGTCTGTCTGTCTGTAAGGATTCTAATGTATTTCCTGCTATATGCAACACATTCTGATATTTCCTTTGAAAATATCGGAAATCCATACTTTTCACAAACTTTTGCAAATGAAATCTTGGGTTTTAAAACCACAATATTATCAAACGTCAATACAAACTCCTTCAATTCGGGATATTGAGTTGGCACATCCACAAATACTAGCGGGATCTTCTTATATCCACATACATTACGCACTATATCTACAAGGACTGTGCTATCTTTACCGCCACTGAATGACACATAGACTCCATCTTGTCCAAACTCATCCACCCAGTCTCTTATTCTTCTGGCTGTCATCTTTATCTTCACAGAAAGCGGAGCAGCTTGCATTGAATATAAGTCTGACATTGTATGTTTATTCATATCATTCACTCCTACTTAAATGGTAAATCATCCTCTATGCCTTCTGGTATGCTCATAAAGTCGTTTCCAGAGCTTGGCTGATTGCTTGCATTTGCTGTATTGAACTGCTGACTATTATTGTTATTCGCATTCTTACTCTCGCAAAATTCCTGTTCCTCAACAACAACATCAGTCGTATAGACTTTATTACCATCCTTATTCGTGTAGCTACCAGTCTGGATTCTGCCTGTTATGGCAATCTTAGTGCCCTGTTTAAGGTACTTTTCTGTAAACTCAGCGCTCTTGCCAAATGCAATGCAGTTGATAAAATCCGCTGTCTGTTCATCGCCCTGTTTCTTAAATTTACGATCTACAGCCAATGTATATCTAGCTATACACATCTGTTCGCCATTCTGTGAATATCTGATTTCTGGATCACGGGTAAGCCTACCCATCAAAATTACTTTATTCATATATTATTTCTCTCCGTTCTCTCTAATCGTAAAGGTTATTCCAACCTCTTCCTGTAATGTATCTATATAGTCCTGCCACTTCACATCTTCGTCAGCAAGGCAAGAAGTTTTAAGCATAAAGCGCTCAATGAACCTACATAATCTATCATGGCCAAACCCAAATTCATCGTGCAATGTTGCACATGATAACAAGACCACTGTATCTATCGTATTCCATTTAACTTTCTCTTCAAATTCACGCATCTTTGACGTTGGAATTTCAAGTGGAACAAAACATGCTCTACGTTTGGCCAGTTCCTTTTCTGCTTTCTCTATGCCCTCACGCTTGATAATCTCTAACAACCAAGCTGCACCGGACATTCTATATTCATGTACTTTTTCATTTGCTTTCGCCATATCTTTTGTACTCCTTTCTGCTTAAAATGGGCATTCATCCTTTGCTCTCAACTGCCATTCCACTCCGGCTCTTGCAACGTCCACATTTGCGTTTTTAGCCACTTCACATATCTCAGCAACCATTCTGTCGGCATTGCTTGTATCAATGCCCAAATGGCACAATATGACGTTCTGTAGGTTATCTGTAGCATTTACCCTAACAAATTCCTTGCAAGTAGCTAATTCACAGTGGCCAAGTATCTTATGAGTGTAATTCGGAGCATCAGTATCGACCATATCTTTGATGTAATTACATTCGATTAGCATATGGTCGATATTTTGCTTTTTAAATGTAACCGGGCAATACTCAAAATCCGTCATGTACAACATTTTTTGCCCGTCAGTCTTGATCAAAAAGCCGTAATTTGGAGTGCCGTTGTGTGGGAGAGAAAAACAACGAATTGTAAACTCTCCCATTTTTACAGTCTTACTAACAGATTCAAACGGTTCCCACACTGGTATACCCAGTTTTCCCAAATCAACTGCTGCCCTGATGTGATCTCCATGAGCATGACTTACAATGGCACCAGCGGCATCTTTAATGTTGTAATCAAGACCTCTCTGTATATCTTTAATCGGCACTCCGCAATCAAGGATAAGCGTTTGATTACTTGCATTTGTGAGTAAATAGCAATTACCAATGCTGCCAGTAGAAATGCATTTAAGTTTCATGCTTATACCTCTACTTCATCTTCCTGTGGAAAACGATATATTCCACACACGTTGTCAAGTGTCTTTTCTGAAACGTAATCTGGAAGAACAGTAACATGCATAAAACGATTATGGCGCATATATGCGTATCTTAGCTCTTCTATAGCCTTAACTGCTTTTTCTTTTGTAGAATATTTACCTAGTACTTCAATTTCATTACATCCAATCACTTGAATTGATACGGCGTATTCAAACCTACGATCAAGAAATACCACACTATTTTCGTATGGATAATCTATCGTTCCACCTTGCGAAACTATTCTCAATTAAAAAACTCCTCTCTTACATTTACTCTACCTGAAAACACTTCTCCGTAGCGATCTTTCCTCATATATACTCCTTACTTTGCAAACTCTGATACTTCTTCACCTTCGACAAACTCCTGTGAATTGGCATTCTCAGCAATCTCAGCTTGCGCAACTTGATATACCTCGTCCATTTCAATCTGTGCCTGCCTTGCCATCGGATCATAATTCTTTGGATACTTTCTTATTGCATTGTTGCACATTTTTCTTTGAATCATGCTTTCCGGCGTATCAAGCCAAGCGCCACTGATAAACGGTCTCGCAAGCTCGCATTCCAACATTTCATCTACGGTTTTACAAGTTCTTAAGGCATTAAGCACTTCATCTTTTTTTACCTTAATCTCTGACTTTTGTTTTTCTGTAGCCTTGTATCTGTCAGCACAAATCCCAAATGTGCTATTCATCATATTTTGCTTAACATGTGCAAGCAAATTAACCTTAACACTATCCCTGTCTGCGGAAAGGTATGTCACTGTTCCGTCCAACAGTTTGACAGGATATACGACTCTTACTGCTTTACTTGATAATCCCTTTTCTACCCATTCAGGCTCTGTAATCGACAACCCTTTATGCTTTGGTGGAATATATTCATCGCCCTCTTTGATTACCCAGTACGGGTAGACCTGTTCAACGTCTTTTCCATAGTTGGCAAGTAAGGAGTCGTAACCACTACCCTCGATTCCCATCTCAACCTGTTTCTGCCATATATCCTTGCCTGTCTGTGGATCGGTTCCTACCTTTACATTTCGTAGCTGGAAGTAACACTCCCTTGGATATGCGCTTGCATTTAATTTGAGACTTGCACATCGCTTCACAATTCCTCTCAAATTGCTTGTATCAAGGTTGCCCATGTTAATCTTAGGGTCGTTCTTGACAAGGTTGAATATGCTTGTCATGGCTTCCATGGCGCACTCTTTGGCATAATCGTCCATATCCATGCCAACAGTTTTGTAATCATCAATAATAAGCCCTGTTATTGCATTGCTCCATTCACTTAATGAAGTAGTAAATGCTTTTTTTTCTGCAATTGTCGTACTATCTTCCATTTATTTATCCTCCTCATGTAGTACTTCTTTTAAAATTTCTGCAATAATTTTTTTCTTGACTTCCCTGGCTTCTGCCTCAATCTCATCATCAGTCTTTTTTGAGTTTTTAATAACCTCTTCAAACTCGTCCTCACTTATATGTTCACGTAAAGATTTAAGTAATATTGCTGTCTCAGCTGTAACTTCATTCTTGGAACCCTTGATTTCAACAAATCCTTTGTCGCACTTAACCATATTTATTTCTCCTTACTTTACTTGATTTATTTAACAATTGCTCTACATATACATCCATTGAATGACACAATTTTACGCAATTGCCATGCAACATGTGATTTTTCAAAGCACCATATTTTTCATAAAACTTTTTCTCTGTCATCTTGCCATCATTAACAAGTTTCGTCCAAATTTTTAGCTTTTTATAAATCTTTCGCTTACTTTTACCATTCAATTTCCGTATATACTTTCCATCTTTCGTTACATAGTGATGGAACCCTGTAAATAAAATTCCGTTTTTAAACGGAACTATCTGTGTCTTACCATTAAGTGATAATCCCAGGCTCGCTACAAATTGATTTATGCAATCCAGACAATGTTTCAAGTATTCTTTGCTTGGTGCAATCAGATAAAAATCATCCATGTATCTACCATACAATTCAGTTCCTAGCTCACCGGTTACAAAATGATCTAACCCATTTAGCATAAGCAACGCATATACTTGCGCTACCTGATTGCCAAGCGGTAATCCTAAACCAGCAGTGCTGTCAATGTATAGATGATTCAACCATTTCGTGTATTCGCCATCAAAATAGTAATCAACTATATCTTTCAACACTTCATGATCTATCTGATAGAAAAATTTTTTAATATCACATTTCAAAATCCAACCGTCAAGACCGTGCTGATTATAAAATTCAAGCATGTGCTCTTTCAAACAATCCATGCCAAAGTGGGTTCCTTTGCCGAGTTGCCCTGCGTAGTTTGTTTTTATAAATTCATACTTCAACCTTGGGAGCAAAATATTGTCACATAAGCAATGCTGAATTACCTTATCTTTGAACGAACACGACTTAATCACTCTTTCTTTAGGTTCATAGACCTTAAACTCGTTATACGGATTCACCCGATATGTCTGATTTTCAAGTTGTTCTTTCAACATATGAAGTCCTTCAAGACTCATTGCTTCAAATTTTGCAGTGCTTGAATTATGCTTTTTACCACTTTTAGCTTTTTTATATGCTTTATACAGGTTTCCATAATCACATATAACATCTTTATCCATAGTAAAAATTCCTTTGTATTTATCCTTTTGGGAAAGGTCACACACTTTTTTGTATCTTTATCTGATTTCGGCTTAACGCCTACTCTTACTGCCTGTGTGATACAGAATGGGCGAACACCGTTGTTGTTGTTACAGTTGTTGTTGTTGATATTGCCAGCGGACGAAACAACGGTTTATACAGTGTGCAACCTATATTTTTAATTATCTTCGCTATCAGCCTGCCTCTTCTTATCACCAGTTCTCCAGGCTATTGCCATATGCTTAACATCGGCTACCATTTTCGACCAGTATTCCATACTTTTCACATTGATAATGTTCAATTTCATTGATAATTCAATGTAAAATAAAAGTTCATCACAATGTGTTATAGCCTTTGTTTGCAGCTCTGTTCTCTCTTCAAGGCAGGTTTCCCAATTCGTCCTATTTGCTTCATACAAATATTCATATATTTCCAATGCCTTACTCTGCATTTTGTCAACAAGCGAAAATCTGTATTTCTTTGGGTATCTATTACAATTTGAAGTTATGCGGAATGTGTGTTCCGCCAAATTCTTTGCCTGTAAAATCACCCCAAACTCTTTCTCTGCCATATCATTTAATCTCCTGATTCAAAGATTGAAGATGAGAAGATACAAACTGGGCGAACACCGTTGATGCCGCGACAGCTGTTGTTGAGGAAATTGCCAGCGGACGAAACAACGGTTACCGACATATCATAATCGTTACATGGTGTACTCCAAGGACTTACAAGCCACCACCAATAATCTTTGGTATTTGGTATGAGACTTCTATACTTTCTGTATTCATCAACAGTAAGAAGAGAAACCTTATCCTCGCACTTGCCATATTCTGTCTGACCGTCAAGAGATAAAAGATTTCTCTCAAACGGAACTATATTTTCCAATCCTATTTCTGCGACAATCTTCTCAAGAAACTCCTCATTAAGATAGTTACGAAGATTGCTGTTTTCCCAATTGCTAGAATCTGAGTCAAACTGTCTCTCTTCAATGCTATCAGCCAGACAAATATATCCAGCACTTGTGATATCAAGAATCTTCCACGTTGTATCTACAAGTTTAAATGTATCTCCAATACCGAGCCCTTCCGGAAGATTGATTGACTTTGAAGTTGCTTTTAACACTGCAATCTCATTTCTGAGATCATTAATCTGTTCCTGCAATACTCTCATTGATAATGTTGACATGATTATTCCCCTTTCTTTGATACAAAGATATTAGATTTTAAGATACAAACCGGGCGAACACCGCCGCAGTTGCTACAGTTGAAGTTGCCGACATCGCCAGCGGACGAAACAACGGCCATGCTATAACCCCAACCTCTTTCCTCAGTACTCCAAGGAGTACATGTCCACCACCAATCATCTAACTCTTTGTTAGGAAGTAAGTTATTGTATTTCCTAGCCTCATCAAAAGTGATAGGTCGCACCCTGTAATTACGATCAAAAAATTCATGCTTCATATCAACTGAGGTCAACTCAACCATATGCTCAAAAAGATTTTCTTCTCCAACTTCAGACTCAATTATCGGCTGAATCTCATCCTCAATTACTCTCTTAAGATTAGACTCGTTGTAATCTCTTGAATTCTCATCATAAACTACGTTTTCAGCCATGAAGTTCTTAGAAATAACTTTGGTTTTAGAGCCCATCCGTTCAAGCACTATAAAGTCATTCTCTCCAATCTCGAATACATCTCCGGGTACTAGTGTTGATAACTGCACTCTATTTTTTCTCTCCTCTTCTTCAAGCTGTTTTACAAGTTCTCTTGCTACTTCTAATGCCTTACTCATCACATTACCTCCAATTTCTCGCCGTCGTTTACGGCAAGCATTATTATCTGACCATCTACCATGCCTACAGCATTCTGCTGATTTGCAGAATCAAGACTCTCTGCATCATCAAGCCACATAGGACAAGCAACATTACTAATTTGCCGAATGCTATTGCAGATATCGATTCTGCCAAGAATCCTATTTCCCTTGTTACTCATCGTGGTAAGAATGCTCTTGCCGTCTATGGTAGGAATACATGTTGACTTATATCCACCATTTTTAGCAAATTCAAATAGCTGCCACTTTACTAAATTAAAATGTTTGTTTATTTCATTTGTGAGAACTTCATTTTTGGCCTTATCAAGATCATCTAACAAATCAAGAATCTTCTGCGCATCCGTTTGAGCCTGTCCAAGATTGCGCTTATTAGCCAGTAACTCTTCAAGCCTTGTTTCGTCAGCTTCTGTATCAGACTTAGCGATCTTGGCTTCGCACTCAGCTAACTCCTGCCTGAGTGCGGTCTCTTCGGATTTTAGTCTTGTTCTTGTTGCTGTTGTCTCCATACCAGCCATATTAATTTCAAGTGCTTCTATCTGTGCCATCACACCGATATATTCATCATCACCTGATATGTCAATGTATAATGGAAGTGCGTTATATTCTTCTTCAAGCTTGGTAAGCTTTGTTCCTGTATCAGCAACAGTCTTTCGATTGAATTCATTGCATTTTTTAAGTTTTTCTATGTGCTCCTCAATCTCCTTAATCTTCTGAGCTACGGCCTTGCCATCAGCCTCAACTGCTGCCAGTCGCTTGGCTTGATCCTGTGCAAAATCGCTCTTAAGCCTTTCGATATCTTCTGCTGGAAATTCTCTATGGCAAGTCGGACATATGGTGGTAAGTTCGTTAAATTTCTCAGCATTAACAGATTTCCATTCAGCAACAAGCTTTTCCTTCTTTGACCTTAAAATACTCAAAGTCCTTGTTGACTGGTCGATATCCCAGTCGTTATCAGAAATCCCCTGAATTACATTCATCTGAGTAATCTTGCAATCATCTATCGCACTTCTAAGCGCTGCTCTCTTACAATCAAGTTCCTCGTTTGCCTTATTCTGCATTGCGGATATTTTGAATTTTAACTTTAGAATCTTATCAGCAATTTCGTCATGTTCAGCAGTTACCTTATCCATGTCTAGCTGATCTTCCACAACTTTGCTCAGCTTTTCTTTAATTACATTTTTCTGCAATTCCAAGGCGGATATATCTACCGACTGTTTGATCTGTATATCTCTTTCCTTTTCTGCTATCTGTCCGTCAAGAACTGGTAACTCCTTTGTAACTTTGGACTTTGTAGCCTTATTCATTGCTGAAAGTTCGTCTGCCGTATACTTTTCAAGAAGCGGAACAAGTTCAGCAAGTTCAACTTTGCTTTTTGCGACATCAACATCTGATACGCCATCTACAAGTGCAAACAGAAATTCTCTCATTTCTGCTGGTTTCTTCGCCAAAAATGCATTGATGTTACTACACATCTTGAGAATAGACATATCAGCGTCAAGATATGCATTAAAATCCCTTAATGTCTTAGGCACATCATTGATTGAATAAAAATTGTCATCCTTGTAACTGCTGCCATCTTTGCTATATTTCCTCTTCTGAGACTTCCGCATGATGACTTCCTTGCCGTCAACATCAAACACGGCTGCGACCGATACGTCTGTGTCATCTACAGTCTTGCCATCAACCATACGGCGAATAGGTGGATTATCAGAAAGCTGATAATCACAGTTGAATAACAGCCACATATAAGCGTTAGTTATTGAGGATTTCCCTTTGCCGTTAGAAGCAGCAATTTTAGTGTTATCCCCAAAAATAATTTCCTTATGCGCATAACACATGAAGTTTTCCAGAATTAACTTTTTCAAACCGATTCTCATTTTTTATCTACCTCCAGTGGCAATTCACCAAGTATAATAAGTAGCATGTCTACATCTATATACTTTTCTTTCCTTGCCATACTTATAACCACATCAGCTCTTGTCTCCATATCTATTAATTCCTCATATCTATCGCGAGGAATAGTCACACTGTCTGTACTGCTGTTATTACATGTTCCTTCACATTTAATGTCCATCTTCTTTGTTCTCCTTTCTTTCTTCAAGCACTTCAAATCTTGAGACAGATACCTCATAAGCTGTCTTTTTCTCTTCGGTGCCATCCTCATAAAATTTGTTGTATTCCCTTGACTGAAATCTACCAGATATGCCGACAATAGAGTTAAGCGGTACTCTTGTAAATAGTTCAGCATTGTTACCCCATAAAAGAATAGGAATTAGATTTCCTATCCTATTAGGAAGATTATTGATTACTCTAGTATCGCTAACCCTATATCCTCTAGGTGTTGTCCTAATCTCTACATCGGCAAACTTATGGGCAATAAAATCCACTCTGTTTTTATCGCATGTATAGGGATTAACCTCATGAATCTCTATATATACTTTTGTGTGATTTTTTCCTGCCGAATCCATGATGTGTTTGGTGCGGATGTGCCCGATGACTTCCACATAATCATATTTATGAATATAGGCAACCTTGCTATCTTCAATATAGCAAGGAACTAAGTCCTCTGTTCCACTTAGTCGTCTTGCACTTATAATCATGCGATAATACGACTTATTACCTACTGAGAACTCATATATAGGTGTGTCAACAACACATCCAGCGATTACCGCATTATTGTTATTCCAGTTGCTCCTTTCTGCCATTTCTTTCCTCCTCAATAATCTGCATTTTTTCGTCAATCATTATGGCTACCACAATAAGTCCCCCCATAATGATTATTAGTATAAGTTTCAGCCATAATGGCAAAGAAACTTCGATTACATCAAGCCCAATAGGGATTATGAACACTCCCACATACATAACTGCTCCTATGACAGTGCAAAGAGCACGAATAATTGCCGTGTCCATATTTTTCCTCATACAATCACCTCTGTCCTATGTTCATCTGGGCATTAGCGCCGCTGATCTGCTCGGATAGTGCCATTGGTGCTGAGTAACCGTCGATAAACTCTCTCACATTGTCGATATATCGTCTTTTAATGCTCTTGTATGTGGCAACACAGCCAAACTCACGTTTTAATTGACAATAGATATCCTTAAAAGTCTGCGATCTTATGCTCCTGTCAGCATATGCTTCACTATCTTTACCACCTAAGATTGATACCACTTTGCGCTTGACAAGTTTTTGAACCTCATCTATTTCGCAACCGTATAAAGGCATATCGTTTTCAAGACTACCTATCTTGTCCTCAACCTTATCCACCCTCTCTGACAGCTCAGTGTTGCCCTGGGCAAGTAACTGAATCTGTTCCAGCGTTGTAAGCGGCTTATTGTAGCCGCCTGTTTTACGAATTGATGGCAGCACCTCGTTCATTACCCAGTTTTCAAATTTTTCAGCACTAGGCAACTTAGACTTCATAATAAGTCGGTACAAATCTCCCTCATTTATGTAAGACATTTGCTGCATACCACTAGATGTAGGGGTGTCACGTTTTGTTACTCCCTTGCAATGGTCCTTTACTGCCTTGCGTGGGTTTGCATACCCTAGTGCCGTTGCTACGTCAGTTGCAACAAAAAATGGCTTACCATCAATTTCTATAGTTCGGATTTCTCCAAACTCGTTGCTACTGAATATTTGTAACTCGTTCATTGTTCTCCTTTCTATCTTGATATGATACACGCTATCATCACATGATAGTTTTAGTGTAAAAAAATATCTGATTTTTCCACGTCCGTCATACCAAGAAAATTCCCAAGATCTTCAAGCTCAGTGATAGAAAAGTCCGTTTTGCCGTTCATTTTTGAATTGAATGTAGCAATGCTTTTGTCGATAGCGCTTGCACACTGGCAATAATTCTTTCCTTTCTCTCTTATTACTCCCTTGAGTTTTGGCAAGTTCATATTGTACCCTCCTTTCTTTCATATCGTGATTATAATATATCACATTGCGATTGTTTCGTCAATCGTTTTATGAAAGTTTTTTGCAATAAATGTTTACAAAACTATCATAGTATGATAATATTATAGTATTAAATAAGAAAGGAGGTAATTATCATGGCTAGCCAGTTCGGATTGAGAGTTGGTAACAACATCCGCAATTATAGGTTAGCAAAAGGAATGAGTATGAGGGAACTTGCTGGAAAGGTTGGTCTCACCGAAGCAACTATTCAAAAATATGAAACAGGTGCAATAAAAACACTTGACGTAAGCATGTTGATGAAGTTTGCAGAAGCCTTAAATATTCCACCAGAAGATGTTATTGGTTGGGATAAGGTTGAGAAGAGAAACGATGAAAGCATGGAAGTAATGAAAAAGTACAACTTGCTTACAGATGGTCATAAGAAAGCTGTACTTGATCTAATAAATAACCTTATACAATGTCAGAGTTAAGTGAAGTATAATTGATTTAGTATTTCATAGACTCTTTGACATTCCTTTTGGGGGAGAACTTGTAGGAGTTGGTCAATTTCCTTTACAAGTTCTCCTTTTTCTTTTGAAATTATGTTATTTCCCATATCTTTACCCCTCCCATACAAATTTGCTATCATTTGTATACTTATATTATATGTGCAAATAAATTAAAATAGAAGTCTAATTTTTTGTCATAATATATGGTAATTTGGGGAAATACATGGTACTATGGTTGTATTATATACTACATGGGAGAGGTGAATACGAATGAGTAACTTTTTAATAGCGTTTGGAGCAATAATAATGTTTTTAGGGACAAGCATATGCGTAGCATTGACTATAATATTATTATGTAAAAATAAAAAGGCTACGCCATTTATAATAGGTATTTTTGGTTCTATGATTGTTGGTGGAATATTACTTGGAATAGGTTGTGTGAATCAACCCAAATCGGAGCACAAAAAAGTTGCTTATAATACTACAGAAATGGTTACTACTGAAAAAACCACAACTGAAGAGACAACTGAGACGCCAACCACGGAAGAAGCAACTGAGGAGGAAACAGAGACTACTACTGAAGAGGTTAATGCAACGGATATATCTGATTTGCAATTTCAATCTTACTGGGATATGGCAAAGGAAACTGTTGAAAGTTGCTTGAAAAATCCTAAGTCAGCAGATTTTCCATCTTCTGTTTTTGGTCAGGGTGATATTGCAATTGAAAGGAAAGGGCACCTTGTTGTAGTTCAAAGTTATGTATATAGTACAAATTCGTTCGGAGCAGAGGTTAAAAGCGATTTTACTGTAGAGATGTTAGTATATGATACTGACAATTTTATATATGATGTTGTCTATCTCAATATTGATGGAGAGACAAGTGGAGAATATGTGAGTCTTGACGAATGGGATGAATCAAATACAAGCGGAGAAAGTGAGTAATCACAATCTCCGCTTTGTTTTATAAAACAATTTCTCTAATTGCAAGCCAGTTAACTCTCACGCGCCATCCTGAACCATCTGTAGTTCCGTTCATTTCAAGCTCGACCTCTTGATCCTTGTCTGAGTCTTCAAATGAATAATAAGGGCCATTCAACATTGTGACCGCATCAGCAATTGTGCGAACATTAACAAAAGCCAATGACAGGAAAAGGAAATTCGTTCCACCAGGAATTGTTATCTTCTTTTTAATTTCTTGATATTTTCCTTTAAAGCTATCTCCACTTTTAAATTCAAAATCCACATATCCTTTTTTTAAAATAGTTATACCAGTATTCATGTTATTAATCACGGTATTAGTGCTATTTATATCTCCTGCGCCAAAATTGTCACCTGTCTGCTGGTATTCTGTCACATCTTCAAAGCTAACCGTTCCATCATCATTAGTAATCATATTGTACTTACGTTTTGTATTAGATGCAGCAAGTACATCCTCTTTATAATTTGTTTTTAAAACCATCTTAATCTCTCCTTATATCCTTATATCCTTGTATGCACCTAGTTTAAATGGAATACGTGTAGGTTTAATATTATCTAGAGCATCTTTAATAAGTTTGCAAGCTGTTTCCAGTCTGTTCATCTCTGCTGAGCTAATAAACGCTCCATTGTCATAAAATGTCTGTTTGGCACCTATGTCTTGTGGATATACTACGCTGTTAATCTGTGCAATGTTGTTTTCAAATGCGTTAAATTCGTCTGCGTAATAAAAATCCGTATACGTCTTATCAATACCCATGGTTTGATAATTTGTGACTGGTCCACACAAATCTTCGGTTCTTTGCTTTAAATATTCTATGTTATTTTTAATTCGGTTGTAATCTGTCCATATAACTGCGTCACCGCTTTTCCAGTCCGTTTTAGGTTCATTCCACAACTATTCCACCACCTTTCTAGCACTAAGCTTTCCGCTCCATGCACCATTAAATGAAAGTTCGTTTTGATATGTTTTGATTTTTATTTTGTCGCCATTCGACTTGATCATATTGAATAAATCCCCAGCATCTATGCTAGGGTCTCCACGCCAATTGATTGAATAATCAGTTGCACCTAGATAATAATTCGCTAACCAATCATCAAGCAAACTAGCTACCTCTGTGCTATCAACAAGTGGGTTGTTCCAATTAACTGTTTTAGCTCCATTGTTATTGTATCTATGGGTTAATCCTTTAGTGTCCACTACATACTCATATCCACTGACTGTGTACGTAAGTGTTGTATCTTTTTCAGTTAAACCATCAAATTTTAGCATGCAGTAATATGCACCGCTCTCTGAAACTGTAACTGTCACATTACTTGCATCGGTAACGGCAGTATAGCCATGACTAGGTGTAGTTATATCGACTTTTACAACATTATCGTTTGAATTGACAGTAATTTTTTCGGACACCAGCTCTTTTTTCTCGGCGCCAGGCTTATATGTCTGCTTTTGAACAGTAATTGATTTTAACTTATCTTGCATCGTGACAGTCGGTGCATCAAACATATCGTTATTAGACAAGTTATAGTCTGTTGCATCACCAATCCCAACATAGTCTATTGACACCCTTGCGTATGGCTCAACTTTAGTAAACTCTATAACAACTTTGTTTGCAGAACCATAGCGATTGTAGTCTGTCCAATTAAGGCTATCTACATCGGTAATAACAACATTATCAACAAGTATATCATTATCATAAGTTTTTATGATAAATTCAAGTGGCTTACAATTCCTAAAATTGATTATAATGCCATACCAGCTATAAGATATGTTAAGGCTAAGTGTAATTATTGGATTAATAGTAAATGTTCCATTACTATTGGCTACTTGTTGGCTAACATATCCAGTTAATTTATATTCATTTTTTTGTCTCGGCAAAAAACATAGATTTTCGCTATTAAGTCGCGAAAATCCAGTACTGCACATTGCGTAAGCTGTCTTCATGCTCTGCCCTCACTTACTCAAGTGATATCGTCATAGTAAACGTGTGCTTTTCTCCAGGCTGTAATACTACCGGCTTTGGGAGTACATCACGTGCTATCAATATGCTAAATCCTGATAACCCTAATACTAATCCCTGTTCTTTAATTGTAAGCCCGCTTTCACCTGCCTGAATAACACGACTGTATATCACTGCCTCCTTGCCATACTCACCTGATAAGGTCTTGGTCGATGATAGCACCGTGTAATCAGTGGTCAATTCCGCTAACTTATAATCTTCTGGGCTTTCCGGGGTGTCGCCAGTTCCAAGCAATAGTCTATTTGCCTGATCTGAGAATGTATAATCCTTACCGCCATCAGCTTTATATTTCCAATAATTGGTAGCCTCATATGCGCTTTCACTTTGGTAATTTCCTGATGTCAAACGATAAGGAGATCCCCCATTAAATAAAGCTCTTACACCTGTCATAAAGTTATATGTTATCATCTATCCATCCTCCTTATTCTGTATATGCCTCATGTGTGGCTATCGTCTTTATATCCGCACAATTTGATGTTGTCGTTGTCGTTCCAATTACCTGTGTCAAGCTAATACCTGTTTGTATCTTACCAATATTCTCCGCCATTGTATCAAATGTATCTGTCGCCTCTGAACTTACACCTTTTTTAGTGATAGCTGAGGCGACCTTTGACTTGCCATCACTGACAGATTTTTTTACTTCTGCAACTTCATCTGATATTGTTTTTATACTTTTGTCTATCTTGTTCATGTCTCCAGTGTAATCTGTTCGCCAATCTGGGATATCGTCATTACCGAATTGGCATAATCCAAGATTTTTTGTTTTATTTTGCGATGCCAAAAAATCGCCTCCCTACTATTTAAGTTTAAATTTTGCTTGTGTAGCATACTCATAAGCTGTTAATTTGTATGAATTATACTTGCTCGCTGTCAGCCTTAACATTGCGTACTGCTTAGCTGTCAATGCTCCGTCATCGTCATGTAACACGCTGTCAATATTACTAAAATCCAACTGTCCATTTGATGATATTGTTTTTGTGGGTGTAATTGCGGATTGTATATGAATCCTATTATGCCTGTCAATAGACAAAGTACATCTTCCAGCATTAGCAATAATTTGCAAACATTCCGCATGTGTAGCAACTGGTAACGGATTGTGCGTTACAGTATTTTTAAGAAAGTTATCAAGAAAATAGTTACTACTGTCTGTAATTCCTGCATCCGCCAATACGAGCAGTGCCAAATCATACAAGGTTATTCCGTTTGCATAATATTGACCTTTATAGTATTGCCCAGTTAACAATGTGAATCTATCTGTAGCATTAAATGTGGCTTTTCTGCTATTGGCAGACCATGCAGATAGGTATGTGGTTTGCTCTGGTAGCCATTCAATGTTACCCTGTCCATCTACATCATAGCCAAACTGTACTTTAACCTCTTGACCAATTTCCATATATTGTATTGCGCTATCTGGATTGTCTGGATCGTAGTATTGATCTTGATTATCAACTTTAATCATAACATCCATTGATGGTATGGTTTCTGCTATTGGAGATACATATTCTTTGCTACTGTAGTCCATTACCTCTTCATTGGTAAATGTTTTTGCAAGGCCACACTTAAATGAGTATATTCTTAATCTGTTTTGTCCATAGCGCATTTGAGTTGGTTCAATTGTAATAAATGTTATGTCTGTAAAAACATCTTCCGTTATCCATACTTCATCAGCGTTACGATAACGTGTAGTACCATTGTTAGTAATAATATCAAACTCAGTTGGATAGCATTTCCCAAAATTGACAGTTAAACCCTTAATAGTATGCGGATTTGCAAACACTATTGTAACTATCCCTGTAATATCTGCAGTTACAATACCATTGTTATAGTAATCAGTGCCAGTTCTAGGCAAGAAAAAAGCATTACCATCAAGGACAGCAATGCCAGGTTCTGCTGTAGCATATATTCTAGTTACTTCTTCACCATCAAAAGGAGTAGTGTTGTTAGAATATGCAACGGTTTTTATTTGCTTATCTAGTTTTACCTCATTTTGAGCTTGAGAATTTATAAGTCCTATTGTTGCTTTGATATAACCTCTGTTTCGGTTAATGGACTTCATAGATTCCTTATATTCTTTGCTTACATTTTGCATTAAATCACCTACCAGTATCTATAAGGTTAAACTGACAGTTACGATATTTAGTTACTATGTGCGATTTAGGACTGGCGAACAACGGTTCTGCGGTTCTATCGCCTGGATACATTATAATTGTTATCGGCTTGCCTGTTCGGTAATCCTCAAACGTTACTGGAATATAAAACGGTTCAACTGCTTTTAACATTGCTTGCCAAATCTTAGGTTCAAGGCCAACCCACTTCATATTATCCAGCTTGTATAAGTCTCTGCCAATTCTTTGACCGATAGTTACATTGTTAGCATTACGTCCAGCATTAACTGTCGTTGTAATAGTATAAGTAAAGCCAACGGCGGGGCACGGAAAGTCCACACCGTTGACATTCAAAAAACTTGATAATCCTTGTGCCATATTATCACCTCTACGCTGTTGTAAATTGATGACCGTTACGTGATCTACGCCTATCCGTTTCGCTGACAAGGGTTCGACCATCAATATTAATAGATGTATCTTTGTTTGCTGTTTCCCTTGTATTTTGGGCAATTTGAGACAAGTAAGGCACAAGAACATCATCGACCGCTTGTTTAACTCCGCTTGCTATACCGGCAGTAATCTGTTCGTTGTTTGCAACTACAGATTTTCCATTGTCAAACTTACCCATTATCTCACCTTGATTAGCCCTAAACCAACCATCTTCGGGGAATCCACCAGTCGCATACGTAGGCATGAAGCTAAACGAACCAGACATAGCCTCTTTAATTGGATCTGGTGCATTTTTGATTCGGAACTTAATTTCCTTATTAGACATACCCATATATATTTGACTTGCAGCATTTTCACCAAGTTTTTTTAAACTCTCGTCTGTTTGTGTTTTGATGTTATACTGTACGCTTTTCCCGGTAAAGTTTTTTTGCAATGTGTCGTTAATTGACTTAACCGCACTACCACTAGTTGTTGGAGTGCCATTAACGGCGGTTGCAGCATTATACTTAACAGTTTTGCTTTTCCAATATCGGCTAAAAACACTAGCTATGTTAGCAAGTTTTTCTCCTGTTGTAGCATTTTGCCCATTTATTGTGGTCTGTGCATCGTATTTAGCCGTTTTGCTTTTCCATGTTGACGACCATCTGTTAACTATTCCGGACAAAATATTATTACTTGATGTTAGTTGCCCATTTGTGGCGGTTTGCGCATCATACTTAGCATTTTTACCTTTCCAGGTATCAGTCCATAATTTGGTAATACTTTTAATTGTTGCTACATTATCTGTCTTGTTGTCATTAACCGATGTGTCTACATTGTAATCAACGCTTTTTCCGCCAAAAATTGAGATCGCACTACGAACTGATTTATTCAGTTTTTTATAGTCTTTATCAGTCTTTCTGTTGGTGGTCGTATCAATATTAAACTTGTTACTTATGATTCCTGATAATCCAACTATAGGGCTTGTTTTCATTCCGAATTTTGCAACGCTGCTTAATTTGTCTGTAATTTTCTTGAGATATTCCCAAAGCGTTTTTAATTTTTCGGTAATTGAATTTAAAATAGGCTTAACAATGTCCCATGCAATTTGAACTTTTGCACTTATATCCGCAATTTTTTTAACAATCCAGTTACCAATCAATTGCCGAATAACTGAACTAATTGCTGATGCAACAGACAATATAGGTGAAAGCACAGTTTTTATTGAATTTAATGCCGGAGAAATTTTTCCACCTATTGCACCGGCAACTTTTGAAATAATCGAAAAAACTGTACTTAATAAGTTTGAGACTGTGCTTAATGCGGGTCTTAATACTGTTACAACCTTATCTGTATATGGGGACAATTTGCTCACACCAGATTTGATCTTGTTGATTATGTCAACAATTAAATTCATTGGCGCAATAATATATTCAAGTGCTTTTTTTATGCCCTTGAATAATTTGGAACTAGATATTTTGCTATATGCACCTTCTCCAAATACCTTATCAATTATTGCTTGGCCTACACCTTCATAAATTCGCAATGGTATTTTAGGAATTTCTTTTGCCATAGTGGCAATTAGTGAGCCTAAATTCCAAACAAGATTTCCCCAGTTGATACCGCAAATAAAATCAACAACTTTTTGCCCTAATTTTTGCCAAAGATTATCCTTATTTGCGGTATCAAAAGCACTAACAACATATTTACATATGCCTATAGCAAAATTAGACAATGTTGCTCCTGTAAGTCCAGCGTCCCAGGTATTGAGAAATCCAGTTATTGAAGATATAAGCGATTTACCCAAGTTTTTCCAATCAAAATTGATTGCAAAAGTATTTCCAGCAGTAAGCGCTGTATTTATTGCGCCGGCAATTGTTGAGCCAAGGTCAGAAAACAATCTCGGAGTAATGAGGCCATTCAAGAAGTCGGCAAGTCCTTTGCCAAAATTTTTTGCTTTTTTGTATACCTTATTCCACTTAATAGATTCCATTGCCTTAGACAAACTATCACTGATATATTTGCCTAATTGGTTAAGATTCTTGATACTGGATTTATAAAGCCCCTCTGTTTCTTTTATTTGGTATTTAAGTCCATTGTTGCCACCAGCACCGCTTACACCAGTGCCACCACCAGAACCACCACCACCGTTTGTGCCTGTGTCTTTATCCGGTTCGACCACGTTCAACTCATCAATACCAAGAAGATGTGTTTTTAAATCTTTGGCCGCTTTAGCGGCTTTTTTAGTTCCACTTGCCATATCATCAGCAGCACCAGCAGCACCTTCAAAATCATCAGATATAGAACCCTTTTGTATCTCTAGTTTCCATCCAAAGATTGCGCCAAGGGCATTTACAACTTTTTCGGAAAAAGTGTAAACCGCCGATAAAGCCTTATTAAGCGCCTGTACAAGAGGTTTGAGCATATTAACAAATGCATTACCCCAAACACCTGCAATTGCCTTTATTTGCTCCTGTAAGATACGTAACTGGTTAGCCCATGTCTGACTTGTACGTGCAAAATCCCCTTGTACATTCTTGGTGTTATCCATGACGTACTGATATCTCAGCATTGTTTTTTCTAGCTGAGTCATAGAGGATATATTAGCATCAAGACCTTTCTTCATTGCATACTCTTTAAGGGTTGCATTTGTAAGATCAATACCAAAAGCTCGCATAGGCTCTGTTTCACCAGTAAATATTGACCACAACTTACGCGAGCTTTCTTCTTGTGATATATTATAGAAAGAAGCAAGGTCTGCTGATAAGGATGTAAGTTGTATTGACATATCAGACATATCTTTAACAGGTGCACCCATGGCAAGTCCCATAGCCTGGAATCTACCAGCTGTCTGCTTTGCCGACAATTCCGACATTCCATACATCTTTATTGACGTCTTAGAAAACTGCTCTAATTTGTCCGTATACTGGCCAAACGTATTAACTACAACGTTCTGTACCTCAGTAAGATCAGATGAAATGTCTATGGCTTTTTTGAATCCACTTAATACTCTTTGCGCTGCCCAAAATGCCGCATATAGTTTTCCGACTGCTGAAGCAAGACTCCATATATGTTTTCTAGCGCTTTTAGCACTGCTGCCCATGCCGGCAAAACTATTCTGTATACCTCTGCTTGCACTTGCTGTTCTACTTCCTTGCGCTGCCAGATTTGCAAGTGCATGAGTCATTTGTATTACATTTTGTGACACTTGTGGTGCTGTAGCCATAACTTGCATAAACTTCTTAAGTTCTGCTGCAAGTGCCCCTAGTCCACCTGCTGTTTGTGTAGCTTTTACTCCTACTGACGCGAGATTGCCAAGTGCAGTGGTCATCTGTATTGTTCCAGCGGATAATTGTGGTGCAAGCGCCATAGTGTTAAACAGATTGCGAAGTGCCACAGATAATTGTGGTAATGTTGCTGATACAACACTTGCTTTTTGCCCGGCATTGGCAAGTCTGCCAACTGCATTGGTAAGCTGAATTATATTTGTGCTGACGTTCTGAGCGCCTTGCAACGTGCTAGATAAGCTTACAATCGCATTTCCAAGCTGACCTATGGCATTTGTATTCATGCCGTTAATGTTCGAGTTAGACAGCCTTGTAATGGAATTAATGAAGTTCGTAAGACCCTTGTTGCTGAACTGCATGTTTCCTAATACTGATATGCTGGAAGCAAGCGGACTTATGCTATTTGCAACCGCTGTAAGTTTTGCGCTGTTGATGTTTTCAAATTGTTTTATACCCTTGGCAGCTCTGTTAAAATCAGGCATTTTTACATTTTTTATTGCATTCATGCCCTGTGCAAGCTGGTTCATGCCCTGTGCAAACTTGGCTATACCATTACTATCAATTCCTTGTAATGTCTTAGATAGTGTGCCGAGCTTATTTGACAGCTTATCTACTGCATTAACTGCTTGCGTTGCACTTGCATGTATTTTAACTTCAAGATTATCTACTGTTGCCATGTTTCACCGCCTTGTTGTAATAAAAAAGACGGCAAAAACATCAGTCCTTGCCGTCAATCATATTGTGTGTCCTATCCCATTCTTGTTTTGCCTTTAATCGTTCTTCAATAAACTCATTTCTAAGTCTATTTACCCTATCTTCTTCATTTTCCATAAGTGGAGCCTGTGTATATTCCGTTTTTGCTTTTTTGCCATTAAGACAATGATCTATTGCAAAACATAGAGCAGATTTAACATACGTTCCTACCCATGCATATACTTGTGAGTCGTGTTCTTTTTCTGCCATATAATATGCTTTTTCATATGGCTCAAGGTCTGCTGGGCAAGATTTGTCAATATCCTCAACTGTAAGTCCATAGCCTTTGGTCACCATTAACCAACGTGGTCGTATTTCGTTACAGTAATTTTCGTAATTAAAATCTTTGTTATCCTGTTCAAGGATTATTTCTGTGCCTGATTCTGCACTTTTGCTGCCTCCTCCTCGAACAGCCTCTTTAAAAAACCATTGTGAAGCATCTCATTTGAGACGTCCTCCTGAAGCTTAAGAAAATCTCCGTTTTCCTCGTCTACAAAATGGTCAAGCATATCCTCAACCTTACTAAGCTGTTCGTCACGGCCTTTTCCTGTAGTTAAGTTGTAGCCAAACTCATCTGAATGATTAGCCTGTAATCCAGCAAGTAAGATTTGTGGCATTAACAAATACATTTGTTCCATTCCCTCTATTGCCCCAACTCCATCGTCTGTACTTGACTGCATTACTCCAATTCTTGCCAGCTTGCTGATAAATCCAGCCCTAGCTACTGCCTTATTACCAAACTTAATATTGTATTCCTTGCCATTCATTGTTATTGTCATAATTTTTTCCTTTCCTCCTACTCTTAATAGGAAAGGGGCAGTCCGAAAACCGCCCCTTGTTTGCTTAATACGTGTAGTCAGCCGATTTTATATCTTTTGTATCGTCATCACTCAGTACGGCTGTATCTGAGTGGTTTATTATTCCCCCGGTGTAAAATCAACCTTTGTATCAAAACCAACAAGATCTTCAAGTATAAGGTTGATTTCAACTGTCAAAAGCTCATTCTGACCTTTTGAGGCTATTGGAAGAACTGATGGTGGCTGAGCCTTGATAAACTCTGCCTTGGTAAATCCAGGTGTGATTGTCTCAAACCACATAGATTTGCCTGTTCCTTCTAACTTCTTGTACTCTTCAAGCACCTTTTCCCACTCCGCCAGTGTATCTGGTGTCAAGTTGACGGTTACTGTATATGTATCAGATACAGTAGTTCTACCAGATATGTTTCTCGTGTAAAAATCTTCAAGAGCAGATGCGTCAATAGCCTCTGGTTCTGCTGTTGCATCGCCAAGCTCATTGATTCTGGTCAACTGAGTAAATTTGGTCGGCTTTTCGCCTGCGACTGTTTCAACACCATAACCAAAAGTAATACCCAGTGAACTTAATCCTGGTACTGCCATGTCTTTACCTCCTTAAAAATGTGCATAAAAAAAGAGCCTCATGGCTCTAATTGCTAACTATAATATTGTGTCACCAGCCCCAAACACACGGCTAAATCGCATGTTACATATGTAAGTTCCACCATTAACATCGTATTGAGGTGTTCCGGTGACTGAAAATCTCATTTGTTTATATATGTCCGTTATTTTGGACATAATCTTTCTGCATTCGCTGTGATTTTTGTTGGAAGTCACATCAACCTGTATTGTTTCTCTTACAGCGTTGATTGTCTGTCCCTCTAAATCTTGTCCCAGTTCCATCCCAGATAGTTCGTGAATATAGACTGTTGGGAATACTGCCGGTTGATCTGATTTTCCTTTATCTGTAACGTTAAGTGTTGGGTATTTATCCTTAAGTTGTTCTGTTGCTTTGGCCTTGACAATGCTATATATTGTCGGGCCAAGTTCTATTGCCCATGCATTATCCATTGTCAAACACCTCTTTCACAACGTTCTTGACTTTTCTTTCAAGTTCACGAGCAGTATTGTACATATATGGCCTAGATGGCATACCCTCGGTGAACCACCAATGACCATTGTCGTCCCTATAAAACCAACCAATTCGACCATCTTTGAGTTGGTGAATTGTTTGACCGCTTGCATATTGCCAAGATACTCCCGGAGGTAATTCGCCTTTGTATGGTTTCTTTTGCCCTATCACGCCAGTTCCAAACTCAACAAATGCTGCGTGATCTGTTCCGGCTACAACCGCCCAAATGTGACTACCCTTTGTATCTGTAACGCATTCTGATTGTATACTTTCAATCAATTCGTTCCTAAATATGGCGTCTAAGTTTGCAAGTTGAACTCTAGCAACTTCTACACCATCATCAGCCAATCTTTCAGCAATAATGGCGCATTTATGGTCAAGCCTTGTTTGATAGGCTTTAAGCTCCTTGATTGCATTTTCTAAACTACTCACAGACAAAGATACATCTATTGTTTTTTTCACTTGACCACCGCCTTAAGGACATATTTTGTTGACCGCAAAGCTGGCTTAACTCCTACAACTGTAAAATCAGCAGAAGTCTTATCAATGTAGCCATCCTCTGTGTATTCAACTTTGCTATCAAGCCATATAATGTCACTTTTTTTGATAGGATATGCTCCTCTATCGGCAACTATGATTGCGTCAAAATCGTTGACATCAAAGCCATATTCTTTTGCTTGTGCCTCACCGCCAGAGAAAGAGATATTAGCCCTAAATGATATAGGCTCTTCGTATGATATTTCCTTATGGTCTATAAGAGGTATTTTTTGTCCCTCTTCTGTGATGAAATACTTTATATTGCCGTCATCATCTTTTTCGTATATCTCCACCTCTTTGCCGTAAGGAGCATACTTCATAGATTGTTTATTAATCTCAAGTGACATTACTTCACATCCTTGCCAAATCTCCGCCAAAGTTCAGACAGCTTTTCCCAACCGTACATTGCTACAAATGCAACTACAAATCCGGCTAGGATAGCCGCAAGAATCATATACCATAGTATTGCCATATGTATGTACTGCATATAGGCGATAAAAGCCACAACGGTAATGCCTATGGACAGCACAAGCACCAACATGTCGGTTGGTATCTTCTTAAATACACCAATGCCTTTGATTACTTGTGTAATTACCGTCACAACAAATGTGAGTGCGCCTATGACAGACATTATAATAGCCATGTTGGCTACAAGACTCTGTATAACATCCATTTTTACACCTCCTTGTTTTCGTTGAGTCGTGCTTCCATTCCATCTATGCGATGATGAAGTGACTTAACACTTTCCTCAACCTTAATAATCCTGTTGTCATGGGAATTAAGCTCTTTTCTCATTTCAACAACTTCATCTTTTATTTCCTTAGTGTTGCTAGATATGGTATCTAACTTCATATTTATGCGGGTGTTTTCTCGGACTCTATCCTCTAGGTCTGAGTTATCAGTTCTTCTATTATTCTTGATATTCAGCACAAGGCTGACAATTCCAAAAAAAATAGAGAAAGTAACCGATATGATGCTGATAATTATTGCTACTGGCATATATCTACCGCCTTTTTCTTATGTTTGCATACTGCCCACCACCACCATAATGTATGCCCTCTGCTACCGTTGGGTAACGCACAATCTTCTATAATATCTCAACAAATGGGAATACATCAGCTAGCAGCTTATTTCTGTCAATCCAACTACGACTGACTCCATTTTCGCCGAAACTTGCCATGTATTCCTCACCAGCTTGAGATAAGTCGTATACAACCAAACTGACTATATTGGCAGTATATCGTTTCATATCTTCTTCTATTTGCTTATCTGTGTAATCAGATGGGTAATTACGCTTGTTGCGTATTTCCTGCTTAATTTCCTCAATATGTTGCTCTATTCTTGGATTATCCTGTAGATCAGTCCACTTGATAGAGCCATCGTCACCGACTTCATATTGACCTTTTCGTATTTTGATTTTCTCTACCAATGTGTATTCCACGACTACCTCCTACAAAGCAAAATGAGCTATAAGCACTTCTTTTAACGCGCCACCTGTCATGTTTTCGGCATTATCTATGCCCTCTGATATTGCAAGCGCTTTTAAATCGTCTGTTGACATTCTGTTGATCTCGGTCTTGGTATGAGTAGCAAGACCAGAATCGGTTTTTTCTGCTTCTGGTCTGCTTGTTTCTGGGACGTCATTTCCAGCATCATACCATACCCCATCTTTTACAACGATATAGGGATATATCATAAGTTGCCTCCTACTCGTGATGAACTTCAATTACGGCAGTGCTATCCATATTCTCATAAGATGGCAAAACAACCTCAGACGCAAATGTTGACATCTTCATTGGTGGGCCATACTCTGTCTTTGTAGCAACTGTAATTCCTGTACCATACTGAGTTACATCAACATCTGCTACCTGTCTTGCAGTTCTCTCTTCCGGTGTAGTTCCGAACCATGTATTGCCAAGATTACCCTCTGGAAGAAGTGTAACCTTATTATCTGGATAGAAATACTGTTCCTTGTTCTCATCGTCAATGTACATCTTATCGTAAAGCACGATAGTAAGTTTTGCTCTCTTCTGCACAACCGACATAACAGCATCGTCATCAACCTCAATAGTTGCTGTAAGGTTCTGTGCAAGGATTGAGTTTCTTATCTGTGCATTGTCAAGAAGATACTGGAATGTATTACTATTCATAAGTGCATACTTAGCAATCTTGCCATTCTTCTTTAACTTCTTACGTGCGGTGTTTAGATCTGTGAGCGGCTTTGAATTAGCTGTGTCGCTCCACATACTTGTTCCGTCAAGCTTGATATAGTGATCCGTAGTGTATGATCCGTCAGAATCATAATCATAGGAATACTGAACACCGTCACTCTTAATAGTGATAACTGGATGTCCATTTACTGTTGAAAGGAGAGCCATTCTCATTCTCTCTGGAACAACTTCCGCACCGCTTACAAGTCTGCTTGTGTCGTCATATACCGCACTAAGAGCACTTGCAAGGTATGGATCATCAGCAGTGTTTGCTCTTTCTATTTCAAGCATTTCTGCTTCACCTATGGTCATTCCCTCGCGGAAAAATGCCATCTGTGTTTTTTCCTTAGAAAGTCCCTCTCTAGCTCTGATTGTTGGGATTGAATCAAAGTTAGATGGTGCAAGGGATACAGGAAGTCCTTTATGTGTCTTTATCCATTGCAGGTCAAGTCCCTGTTTCTTTCTCTCTGGAAACCACTGTAATCCAAGATATGGAATCTGATTACTTGCGTTTTCTGTTGCTGACAGCGCAATTGACTTACTGTCAATAACTTCATTTACTAACATATGTTTTACCTCCTGAATTACTCAAATACGATCATTGGCAGAGCTGTTTTGACTGCTGCATCGTATGTTACTCCTGAATGTTTTTCTGCAACTGCTGTGTTAAGATATGCTTTCTTAAGAAGAACTCCCTGTGGTCTATCTTCTGTTACATCAAATCGAAGTATGCCGACTACTGTTGCAGTGTTATCAACCTTGCCGTCTTTACCGATTGGGGTTCCAGCTTTAACTATCTTTTTGCCATTTACCTTTGTTGTAACGTCTTCAAAATCCAAAGTAAGAGGTATGGCCTCGTTTGGCTCTCTCTTGAGAATTTGCACATCACCTGAGTATGTTGTTTTTTCATACTGCATATTCATACTTGGCATCTATATTTCCCTCCTTAAATGTAATGTTTCAAAATATCATTTTTTGTATTTTGATTTTCAATAAGACCGGCGGCTATTTTTTCTGCCTCTGTCTTTGTGTCACTTGAATTGCTACCTATACCACCATTACCCGGCGGTGTTGAGCCGTTGGCTATCTCTTTCTCTTTAGCCTGGGCAGCGGCAGTTTCTTTATCTGTGATAATCTTTCCAAGAGCGTCATAATCCATGGAACCATCATCTTTAACCACTAGCTTTGCCTGTTCAGCGGAAATCTTGAATTTTTCGGCTGCACTTGTTCTCTGTCTTGCAATTGCCTGTGTCTTTTCAAGCTCTGCTATCTTCTTCTGAGCATCTTCAAGAGCTTTGGCATTTCTTTCTGCCTCAGACATACTCTGCCCTTTTAAATCCTCATACTCTTTTTCGATAGCCTTAAGTCTTTCAAGTTCTGTGTTGTTCTTGTTTGCCTTTGCATTAGCAGATTGAACGTCCTTACCATTTTCAGCCATGACTTTTTCGATCTGCTCATCGGTCAAACCCATTGATACTAAATCTTCTCTTTTCATTGATTACCTCCGTATGTCTACGTTTTTATACGGTGCAACGCCACCGATTGACATTGCCGTTTTCTACGCTCACGGCACTTGCGAAATTTTGTATAAAAAAAGCAACCACAAACGTGATTGCTAATTTCCGATTATATTGTTGTATTGTTCTTCTGTTATCAGCCCTTTATCACAGGCTTGCTTAACCATTTCAGCATTCCATATATGATAGACTTGATACCATTTTTTTATTTTTTCATACATAGGCTATTCCTCCGTCAGCAGTGTGTTAGTCATCATTGCCGTATATGTTACTTGTGCGTCTATGCGCTCAATATCAGACGGTATTTTGGCTGGTTCATAGCCGTCATACTTCTGAGGATTGTTGTTGATATCTTGAAGATCAAGACTTTCAACAGGAGCATGAAACTGTGTTCCGTCATACTCATAGTATGTATGTGTTTTTGACTGTCCTCTGGGTTCTGCATATTCCTCTGTCTTAACTCTTTCGTTAAGACACAAGTACACCCATGCTATTCCTTTGGTATCTATTTTTATAACAACTTCCTGCTGTGGTTCTTCTGCTCTTATTGTCATTGCTTACCACCTTCCATCCATATACATCTGTTATACATTTAAAGTTGTGTTAAGAAGTGTCCCCCCTTAACAATCCACTAAAAGCTTTTTAATCGGCCGACAAGTAATGCCAGCCCGCCCAGTCAAGCCCGTACCTGCAATTCAAGCAACAAAAGCCAGCAAGCGAGCCATGCCCGAGATAACCGCCCTGGTAATATTCTCTAGTACCGCTAGTGCTAGTGTCACCTGCATAAAGAATATCTTTATTGCCTTGACCACTATTAGCCACTTGGTTTATAGGCAGCCATGCTCCATAATTCTGCTCCACATCGCCTGTCCAATAATCTGAACCTTTGCCGTCTGTGCTTGCCGCAATATTTCCAACAAGCAAGTAGCTTGATTTTATAGTGCTTTCATCTGTAACATGTTTTGTTCCCCTAGGAGCAACATACACATCCTTAGAATAATCAGATTTAAACACCATTACTGTGTCAGATGCTATTGTTCCACCACCAATCAGATACTCAACACCCTGTATCCTACAAGGATGTTTTCCACCCGAATTGCTAACAGGAGAGCCATCATGGTGTCCAATTACGGCATCAGTATCACCACTATGTGCATGCATTGACGTCATGTATATCTCTCTTTCGCCAACCGGTAGAGTATCAAATGGTTGGCAGTCAAGGTATACCGCCTTATTGCTATCGTCAAGCGTTTCTATTGCTGTGATTTTTACATCATCAGCATAAGCATGAACACTTGATACACCTCTATCAAGTGAGCCAGAAGTATCGGCATATCCAACAGATACACATAATCCTACTTGCAAATTATCAGCTTGTGCGTTTGTAACCGGAAAATAATTATGCTTATCTGCTGATTGCACGCTTGATGGATATTGTATGTTCCAACTTGTTACACCCGCCATGCTATCTTGACTTGACTTATTTGCATACTTGATGAGGTTAAATATCTGTGCAAATGTATATCTGTCTGAGCCAGCTCCAGTATAGCCGGTGCCTTTCTTGCCATAGTTGGTTATCATGTTTTGATAACTTTGATTTCTTGCGACTTTGCCTCGCTGAGAATGCAGTAACCCATCTGAGCCTGTAACACTTAAGTATCTCGACTGAATGAAATAAGGCATTATCGTGCCATCTGCACGTACCGCTTGTTCCCATGGTTTAAGTCCGAGTTCTTCGTGTGGTGTATCGGATATAACAAGTTCCCTATACTCGTCTGACACATCAAGCCAAGCATAGTAAAATGTCATTTCCATGGCGCCCATATCTGCATCGCCATCTGTTTTGTAGGTGCTGTCACCCATAAATGCCGTAGGGTATGCAAAACCATCATCGTATCGCTTATAATTGACCTCATACCACTTAAATAATGGTATGTTTTCGTAATCATCTTGATTTTCTACTGTGTCCGTAGACGGTACGCAAACAAGGCCTTTATTATCCCTTGTTTTTTCACACAAAGATGTAGGATTTGATGTTGATTTTGGAACTTTAACTCCATATATCTTGCCTGTTCTTTGCAAAGAAAAGAACTTGTCAAGTAATATGTCGTTAAGATTATCCACAGTGTCCTTAATTGCATTTATAGCATCACCAGTTGCTTTTGCATCTGCCGGTGTATCTTCAATAGTCAAGGTCTTGTCCGTAGGCACTGGATTATTCTTAAGATACTGCTCTACAATCTGCTTTATCTTATCATCGGTAATACCGCCATTTTTAATTTTCTTATTGAGTAATGCGTATACTTCCTCTGCATTCATGTGCGCACCTCTCTATTCCTGTTTTATCCAACTCTCGCCGTCAAACTTATATAAGTCTGTCGTGTCTATCATGTAGCACGAACTACCAAATGACACATATGTTGGTAGCTTATCTATATCCTCAGCCAAAGCGTTATATTCTCTGTAATTTCCTTTAGACTCTAATGCGGTAATGCTACCCATATCAGGTACATCATCGCCCGGTTCATATACTTGTCCGTCTTGGACTACTGTATATCTAGTCACCATTGTTATTACCTCCGTTGCCAAGATTATCTATTATCTCTTGTGCTTTTTGTTCTTGCTGTTCTGCATTCTCTATAGTTAGATATATCTTATCCAAGTATTTTTTTGACAGTAAGAATGTCTTTTCTGCGTCCCCCCACAATCCAACAGTCTTGATTGCGACAAGTGGATGTATTCCAGCCTGCAGTAGAACAACCAGAGTCTGGGCTTTGGTGTACATATTATCCTGTGGGCTATGGTTTATCTGTACTGAAAAATCTCTAACCGTCAGTTTTAAATCTTGTGCGTACAGTCTGATTGCATTAAGCGCAAGTTTAGCAAGCCGTTTTTCTGATGTTGCGACAAGCGGGTCTTTTAACTTTGTTCGTGTCTTACTAAAATCCCATCCGTTCCTTAACTCGACAGCTCCTTGCGTATCTCCGCCAGTGTTACCTTGCTTAGTTGGGATTGCAAGAATTGTCTGAACATTATCCCATAAGTCATCTTTGGCAACCTGAGTCTGTGATTGATTAAGTTCTTGCGACATAACATCTACATCAGCGTTGTTGACGCCGTTGGTTGATTTAACAACCAGGGCGCCCATTTCTTTCATGGCTTTAAATTTGTCCGTGTCAACGTCACAATTGACAAACTTAATCCACGACTGCACAAACTGTTCTATGCTATCCATTCTGTTGGATTGCATGTTGTTGATTGCATCAAACATATCTATTACAAGTTCAATATCACTTATTCTTTCGTGATTATTAGGATACTCAACAATCGGTATATCTCCATAAGCGTGTAATTTCCAGTCTGTAACTGTACTGTTATATATCTTGCACTCATGTGTGGCTGTGTAACACTGCTTGTACCACTTGCCATCACTGTCTTTAAGTTCTGTGACGGCAACCATCGGTTCTTCGGTGTTACTGTTGTATATGATAAAGGTATTGAGTGGACAAGGTGTAACAATCCTGAACGGCACATCACCGTTTGGGTTGAATTGGATAGCTTTAAATGCTGTACCAGTGGCAGATTGCCATTCGCCAGCCTTTATGTCTTTATCTTGCTTACAAGCGTCTACCATGTAATCATTTAGATCGTCAACTGCATTATTGATTGCATCATCATCTTTACGGCTGATATACTGTACTGGTTCTCCGTAAGTTTGCCCAACTTTGAATTGCACAATTTCATATGCATGATTTTCTACGATGTAATTAATTACATCATCACGAATTACTTTAGTTCTGTACCTTATTGGTTGGTCGCCTTTGTAATAATTCCATAAATACTTTATAATTGGCTTATTCCAGTTAAATACTCCTATGCACTCACCGACTACATTCACAATATTATCCGGTGTAATGGTATCTACATTGGTATATGCTATTTTTCTACCATAGTGGCCTCTTACAAGGTCTTGCAAATGTAATCTGTTCATGTTAACTCCTACTTCATGAGTTCATTTACTCTCTTTTGAATCTTATCAGAATCATAGCCAGCTGCCTTAAGCCTGTCGATACGCTCCTGTCCGTTGCCCCAGCGACCAGCAATGACCTCATGTGCAACCGCATTGATGATCTTATCCTGTGTCATCTGTGATGTCTTAACAAGCTTGTTTACTGCAGCCTGTACCTTGTTGTAGTCATATCCAGCCTTGGTGAGCCTTGCCTTGCGATCAGTACCATTGCCCCACTTGCCAGCAAGTACTTCTCTTGCGATCGTATTGACACTCTTCTTTACCGGCTTAATAGTGGCAATCTTCACAGCCTTAGTAGCCAGTTTGCGCCATGATGCTGAACTTATGTATGCTTTGTTAAGGTCAAGGCTGCCACTGTAACCTGAGAGCTTTCCGACAGATGTGTACTGACGGATAAAGCAGTTATAAGCTCCCTCATTCCACGGATGCTCCTGATAACCAGTCTCAACATAGTCTGGGTACTGAGCCACCCACAGGCCATATCCAGCCTTTTTTACGGCGCTCATAGCGCTTTTCTGAACATAAATTAGTGGTTTGATGCCTGTCTTCCGATATACATAGCTACACCATTTCAGACACCATTCAAGATCATTCTTGCCAAACTTAGGGTTGTTCTTTGCCTCCCAGTCAAGCACAAGAACGGCTTTGCCGATGTACTTCTTTACATACGCAAGGAAGTAGTCAGCCTCTTTCTGCACATCACCGCCATTGGCGTAATGATACGCACCTAACAGTTTCTTTTTTTTCAGAACTTTGTCACAGTGACTTGTAAAGTATCTGTTCTTATAGCTTGTTCCCTCAGTTGCTTTGACAATACAAAAATCAAAAGGAACTTTGCTTAAATCTATATTTTCATCGCCTTGCCAGGCACTAATATCTATTCCGTTCACTGTTTGTACCTCCTTTTACATTAAAAAAGCACCAGTAAAGCTACTGGTGCCTCCAAAGGGTTTATGAGGTTTGAAAAAGTATGAGAAAAAACAAAGTGTTCATCAATCAACTTGTTCATGATATATTATATAATATGTTTTATGGGACATTCTAGGACATTTAAGGACTACTTATATGTGTTTCCCCATTTTTGTTCAAATTCTTGTAATGCTTTACCATGTCTTCGTATGATTTGTTTATAGCAATAGTTCATCTCTATTGCCATTTTTTCAAAAGTCTTTTGTTCAACGTATCTTGAAAATAAAATCTGATAAGTCATTTCGTCAGACATACTATCTATCTGGGATATAATTATTCGTTTATTGTCAATGTATCTATCAACAAGCATGTCTATTTCATTTTCCATTTGCTCAATTTTGGACACAATCTTGTCCATGGTGTCATAGCTAGGTGATGACTGCACTCTTTCATCATTTTTGACTGCTGATACGCTACAAGCCATAGATCTGTACTGTGCAAGCTCCACTAGCTTATTATTGATAAGTCGGTCATATCTGCCTATTTGTTGTAAGTATTCCTTTGTTTCCACCAATCAATACCTCCTAAATGGGTTAATTGCAGGTTCTGCAATTGCATATTCGCCCCCGATTCCATAAATCATATCGCAAAGCTGTGCAGTCGCATCAACACCATCATCATGTTTATTTTTTCCCTCTGTTTTATACATAATAATATTTTGAAAATATTTATTATATTCTTTGGTTCTATGTTTTCTATCAATAAAATACAGTTTTCTTATGTCCGGCGCATGATTTCTAATTCGATCTAACTTTGATATGGTATTTGGAGCTGGATCATGAGTTGCATTAACCATTGCGCCAACTTTAGACCATTCCTTTTCGCAAAGTATTCTATATTCCGCGGTTGTTTTTGTTTCCTCAAAGTGGACTTCTGCCGTTTTCGGAGCCCACTTTCGTAAATGCCAAGCAATACGATTAACAACTTCTGGTATTGTAACTTCTTTATCTCCATCGTTGTAAACAGCATCGGTAACATAATAATTATTGTCATACTGATAGCAAATCGGCATAGCTACAAAATCGCCACCACCATATGCAGGATCAACTGCTGCAAATATCCTATCCGGAGCTCTATCTGGTAGATCTTCTGGGTTAAAAAACTGCATGTTATCTGTACTGAACAATGCTCCATGTCTTTCGATAGGAGTTTGCTGATCTTGCGCATACCATGAGGCCATATCATCATTTTCCTCGAAAGACGCTCTTATCATCAAGTAATCCTGTGTAGAATATCCAAGATTATATGGATAATCAAAATTACTTTCGTCATTTTCATTCAGTGCTGGTATAATTATCGCTCTCCATCGTCTCTGCGCATATTCTGGGTTATTTTGCAACAAATTAAGCCTACGCCCCTGTACATCTCCAGGAGCCCATCTTGTACCCATATTTATTAGTTTTGCTTTACGTTTAAGACGTTTCATAAAGTTGTTGTCAAACTTCCCCCACACAGTAGCTTGTCTATCCTCTGACAATGCCTCTTCAATACCACTAAATAAATCATCATCAACAGCCATACCAGAACAATCACACGCTCCATTCAGAGTTCCATAAATAGACCTCATTGTGAATGTTGGGTATGTCTTTTCTCTAATAATATCTATAGTGGTATCTTTACCATCTGTAATAGGTCTCTTTACAACGTTTTTAGGGAACATTTCTTCGTATGTGTATGTTGGATCAAGAATAATTTCCAAAAGTCCATCGTAAAATCCGCCAGTTATTTTGTCAGAATATGCAGTATACAAATTAGATTGTTCAGGAAATTTTGACCCATACCACAAAAAACCCAACTTCACTATTTGTGTCTTTCCAATTCTTGAGGGGCAGTTAACAAATAATTCGTCTAGTTTATCATCTACAAGGTCTTGTATTCCATTTGCCACTTGCTTCAATGGATTTATTCTGGGTTGATAAAATCTTTCTTCTATTGGTCTTTTGCGCTCCAAATACAGCATAAAGCTTTCAAATACTTCATTGGATTCCGTAAGAAGTGTTGAATAATATTGATTAACAAGCTCTATCTCTGTCTTGTTTGCCTGGGCAAATTTCTCTATTCCCCAAATGTCCATGCCGAATTGTTTCAAACAGAATTGATTCACAATTGCCTTTGACCTTGCCGTGCATTCAAGCATTGTAGCGATATCACCATCATTTTTGGCTAGTTGGCAAGTATCAAGATAGGCATTGATAATTGTTTCGTCTATGCCCCGGATATCTATGTATTTTTCGCAATCCTTAATCAAATTCTGTAATTCAGACATAAAAATAGCACCTCGCTAAAAAGCAGAGGTGCTATGGCCTCTGCCTATAATTGTTTTAGGGTAGCACCATAAGTCACTTATATGGCGGTAATATATTACTCTGTTACTTTAACCATTGACTTGATTAACTGTGCTGTATTGTTCACAGCTTTTTCAAGTATTTCTGCATTTATTTCTAAATCTCTAACTTCTCCACTTCTTGCCAATCCTGCGCAAGTACAATCAGCAACCATTTCCAATACATCTATTAGATTTACATCATCCGGACAATGTGAAAGTAAATGGTGTCTTTCTGCTTTTATGTGAAGTTGATACCATTCGCCTTTGGTAAAATCGTCTCCGTTTTCCTGTGTATTAACAAAATCACGATAAAACATTCTTTCTTGAGATTTCTTTGTGCAATCGTGATGTTCTCCTGCTAAATCTACCATTCTTGATAATTCGTACATAACGCTTCCAACGTCATCTATATGCATATCGTTAGCTTCTTGGAATTTTTCAAAAGTAATACCTTTAGGTGCTGTTCTTGTGTCTCCGTTTGGATTTTTACTAATTTCTATCATAATCGTTCGTCCTTTCTGCTGTTTTAGGGTAGCGACCAATTCTATTTATCGGCCGGAAACATATAAAAATCAAGTCCTAATAAATCAGGATTTAACTTCTTCGCATTCTTACCTATCGGTGAGCATTTGTACACGGGTTTCCAAGAATCCTCATACCACCTATCCATTTGAGCAATAACACTTTTTGCATAATATGTAGGTTTGCTCATTGTCTTTGTACGGTTGCATAAAACCTCTTGATAGTTTTCAATTATAAATCGACAATCATTGCCATCGTATTCATAATCTTTGTAAAATTGATAAAATGTTTTTAAATTTTTAATAAAATCAATTAGTGTTTTCATTCTTCATAAACCTCTTAAAATCTTTCCTGCGCCTGGGGCAAAGTTTGCATTACAAAATATCCAACTCTTGATACACTTTTAAAATTTTAGGAAATTGAATTGCAATCCAATCAATCATTGTTTCTTCATGTCCAAATTCCTGGCAATGTTCAAAATTTGATTGTAACCCACTTTCTGATAAAAAGGCATGTATTATTTCGTGCCGTAACTGCTTTTTCATTAGACAATCGAAATTGCCGACATTGTTATAGTTGTCTTTTCTGATAACAATTTTCTTCGATGTGTAGTCGCAATAGCCGTCATACCCTTTATCATGCATTTTCTTCTTGATTATCTTATATTTCGTCCCTAAAACATCAATAGTCATAAGTTTTAAACCTTCTCATAATTTCGCCCTTTCCCACGATTCAGGCAGATACTCCGTATTGTCATCATTCTCCGACTTCTCCCAACCTTTGCCAACTGTGTATGTATCACGACAAATAGCACCTGTGCGTGATACCACAATATAATTGCCGTCTTTTTCAGGATTGCCACTTCTAAAGTGCTCTTCTGTGTATTCTTGTTTACGATTGTCCACCGTCATTATTATTCTCATTCCAATACACCTTAAACCCATGCTTTTTATATTCTGCAACTGCATTTTTAAGACTGCCTATATCTTCATATTTCTCGTTTAGCATAATTGCTTTGTCATCCTTAACTACGGCATATATGCCAAATTTAACAGCCTTTGACGCTATTTTTAAAACTCCTCTAAAGCCTTTCCTATTCATCGTGTACACGCTAGCATCAATATTAACTATCATTCCTCCACCAACTTCCTGCCACAAATAGGGCAATAATTTATGTCAAACCGCCCCGATCCATATTCGTTTCCACTATTGTCGTAGGACAGATGCCAATTATGTGTATCGCCAACTATCATTGCATTTCCGTATGTATAACCATTTTCTATCTTTTGACGTTTGCCATTGCAAAATTCACACATTTTACTTCTCCTCATATAGTTTTAATGTGCCGTCCGCATTGTATATAGGTGTCATAAAACTATCATATCGACTGTCTCTGTGAAAATACATAACACCTGTATTTTTATCATACATAACTTCTGTTTGCTGTGATAGATTTTCATAAATCACAACCAAGTCTATGTATTTATTTGCAGCAGAACTTTGTGTAGGTTCTACATCATGTCCAGAGCAACAACCAGTTAATGTAATCAATCCTAATGCCATTATCAACGCAATTTTCTTCATTTTTTCTCCTCATCTTCAAAAACAAACAATGTGTCTGGAAATGGTTCTCCGCTAAATAGCATATTGAGGTATTTCAAAAAGGTTGGAGTACTCATTCCGGCTATCTGCGCAGCTTTAGCCTGTGTGACTCTGCCAGCCATATATTCTGCTACTGCCTCCGAAAACTTATCTGGATCACATCTATGTACACCACCAGCCATATTTTCACCTCGTAATAACATTTAACAAATAGCAGAGATGGGATTTGAACCCATGACCTCTAGCTTATGAGGCTAGCGAGCTGCCAGACTGCTCTACTCCGCGTCATTATACATACGGCATACTATATAGCCGTATGCCGGGGCTTGTGATCATTTACTCTGGGGAGGAGTATTCGACCGCCTATACGGCTACAGTTGGCATTCTGTAGGCTGATTTTCACGAAACACTCACCGGACCTGGTGACGGTCCTTTATTCAGCATTCCGCTAGTGAGTGAAAGGAGCACAAATGAAACAAACATTTGTCCGGTCAAGGTAAAAGAATTTGAAAACCTTAACCGCATGAACGATATGGGACTCGAACCCATGCCCCACGGATTAAAAATCCGTTGCTCTCCCAACTGAGCTAATCATTCACATTCGCCTTGTATGGTCTCAAGGCTCCCATGGTTAGTCATGGTGGACTGTATAGGTGGAAAGGCTACTTGCAACAACTGCCTATACTCAGTAGCGGGGCTAGAGGGATTTGAACCCTCGAATACAGGAGTCAAAGTCCTGTGCCTTACCACTTGGCGATAACCCTATTTGTATTTCTCCATTTCATTAACACTCATACCGACTATTCCGGCTGATTCATCACTGTCGGTATGTTTAAAGTATTCTCCACTTTGTGGCCACATGTATCGGAACATAGCATAATTGGCAACATCAAGGAGATATTCCGTATTTCCTGTCTCTTTAAACTTGACAAGACATTTTTCAAGGCTGCCTATTGCGTCAACGTTGCCTGTAGCAAAATTTCTTCCGGCTCTGCCATACTTATAATGACTTTGAACCACTAAAGCCTTGCGTTTTTCATCAAATTGTAAACTGTAGTCAGTTTTCAGAATATCATCAGTCACACTCATTATTTTTGCCCTCATAATCCAAACATACATGTCCAGGTTCAACGTAATCTGAATAATATTCGCTATTCTGATTGTTACAAACCTTATCACCATCTTCTGTTATGCAGTATTCACAATTGCTGCATTTATCTTTCGCCATAGTGATTACCTCCCAATGTTTAGTTATTCTTGCTGAGATTTATCCCAAACGCCACGGCCTTAATTAAAGCAATTATGCCTAACAATATGTATATCCAAACAGGGGCATTAAGTTTTATTGCAATCCAAAGCAAAATGATAAGTTCAATCATATGTCACCCTCCTGTTTGTGGTTGGCTCTCCAAGTGTCAAATCCATCCGGATATCTGTTTTCAAGTTTTTCTTTGTTTGTCTGCATAACATCATCAAGGGTGAAACCGCTTGCATCACAGATCATGGCAACATACCACATTACATCGCCACATTCTTTCTTCAAGTGATTTATGTCTATGCCTTTTTCATGAAATACGCCCTTTTTAACAAGATCAGCAACTTCTCCCGACTCACCTGTAAGACCTATAACACCATTAAGCAGTTCAGCAACGTCTATTCCATTTGTTGTTGAAACAGCATTAAGAAGTCTATCTCTATTCCTGCCATCATTTGTACGCATGGCAGCCATTTGATATTCAATTCCGTTCATTTTGTTCCTTTTGGGGATTTTATAGTTTTGTCTGATGTGATTAAAGAATATCTATCTGACTGATAGATAACTGTTATGTATGTATTATATACACATTATTTGGATTTTGTCTATATTTTTTTCTGAATTGCGATTATATCTTCTATTGGGACTTTAAACAGTGCTGATAAAATTATCAGATTGTCAACTGTAGGTATTGATTTTCCCTTTTGCCATTTGTATATCGCATTTGGATTTGCAAATCTAAGTATGTTTTGTAAATCCTTAACACTTAGTCCTTGTTGTTTTCGATAATGTACTATGTTTTGACCTGTTTTACACATGTCTATAACAGGTATATCAATCATATATTCTCACCAACCCTATGCTTATTTGTTTTGTCGTTATGTGTAGGTTTATACTTGATATATTTATATGTGGCTGATTAGGTCTTTTTTATTTTAAAAATATTTGGGGGGCTTAGTAGGGGCTCTCCTAGAATCCTGTCACACCCCCACCCCCTCCAGTGTTCTTTTTTTAGCACTCGTTTTGTCTAAGTGCTAATATTGTTTTAATTGTTCACACAATTTGCTATTATGTCGCTTATGCCTTTGTATCTATTCGCAAAACCCTTGTTTTGCGCACAATTATATATTTAATCCGTATCATCACCGCCAAAAAGTGGCTTATTTCCTACGTTTTCAGCCTGTCTTAAATTGTTTGAATTGTTCACACAATTTGACATGGTACAATCAACCTCTATGGTCTCCACCTGTGCTAAATTGTCTGGAAGTTTAGCACAATTTAATTCTAGCATCTGTCGCACATCAGCAGCAGTTAAGGCCGGCTTTTCTACGCTCTCACGGTTCACGCCTGGCAAATTCCAGTTAAACCGCCTATTCATAATCATGGCCATGGCCACCGGATTCTTATTACTCCACAGCTTTGATTCGCCGGAATCTTCGTATTCTGTAATTAGTTTTTTGTAAATTTTCTGAGCCGATGGGTCAAGCACTCGCGCGCCTCTGCCCCAATCCCATATGGTATTATGTTCAATACCAGTCAATTTACAAAAACCACTTATAGTACAACCTTTATCATATAAACCACATATATATATATAATAATCACATATATAATCAACATACTCTATATTATAGGCTCTACAATTAGACATAGCCAAATTACTGTTACTATTATTATAATTAGCATATTTACCTTGTATTTTTAATCTATTAGTGCCTTTAAAAGCATGATTATATATATATATCAAGCAGGCATTCCACACTGTTTGGCTAACAGATCGCAAGTTGTCAATTTGTTGCTCTTCACAAAATTGCTGTAAATATAACTCTATGTCATTCTCAAAACTTTCTGCCGTCTCTGTCATGTTCTTGCCTCCTCTCTAGCTATATATTATATATACAACAAAACCGCATAGAATACAGTTAAATATACTCTATGCGGTTAATACCTCTTTAGTGTTTAGATGTGAATAAAAAACATCAATAAAACATATACCATTGTTTTATTTATTTGTCAACATTTGATTTATGGCCAGTTTGCGATCTGATTCCACATTTCGTTGTATTCCTTTATCGCCTCCCGCTCTGTCAGATCAAACAATGTCGGATAGTTCCAGCTTCCGTCACTCTGTCGCCCAGCTTTGTACTGTTCAAGTTGATCTATGCAGACGCTAGCACATAAATGCGCATAAGGTCCAAAATCCAACATACAGCGCGCCCGGCCGTTCTCCTCTTCAAAAATCGCGAATATGTCACACATAGACGCTGGGGGCAGTCCTTTTTTCTGTGCTGCTCTGTTATACTTCTTTATCATTGTTTGACGGCTTTTTATATTTAACTTATAACAGTAACCATGTTCTAACACTTTTTACACCTCCAAAATTTTAGATATGATAAGCATAAAAAAACACGGTCTAAATATCAATTTAAACCGTGCGACAAAATTTGTCAAATTTTGATTTATAAAAAGTCCTTATATTCTTTCATTTCGCGGTATTCTATGCCGCGGCGTGCTAATATTTCACGCCTTATATTAATGACTTCATCATCTAAGCCATTAAAATTTGGAATTTTTGCGGTGCATTCCCGGTCTTCATCCTCTGTGAACGCTATCGGGTTGTTGTTCTTTCCCGCATAAGCCCACATATAACTGTATTCAAGGGCGTTAATGTTTGCGCCCCCACTTTTTATGTCTTCCGCGTAGGCCTCCGCAAAATATATTATATCGTTTACAGCATCCGGGAAAAACTCGCCCTTTACTGTTTCATTATTCATTGCGCGCAATTTTCTAAAATTTACGCTTACGCCCTGAACGTTTGCGCGCAAATAGCGATTTCCGGCCTCTGAAGTTCTCCACTCCGTATTATATCCCATTTCATTAACTTTCTTTTCTACTTCCTCAATCTTCATTTTTAAATTCTCCTTTGTTTTTATAAAATATATTCTATCACATATCTGTCACCCTCAAAAGTGACTAAATCCATATCCCAGTTTACAAGTGGGCCATCGTCCGAAGTCTTCACTTCATGTTTCAACTGCCGTTTGTATTCTTCTTCTAACTCTCCGGCGTACTCGTCAAAGTGCTCTAAATAGTCCTCGTACTCGTAGACTACAGCGCCACGCTTTAAATATTCTTCTGCCTCTCTTTTTGTCTTGTTTGTTGCCATTATTATTTTTATATCTTTATCCATTTTCCTTGACCTCCTCAGTATCATATACTATTATATAATAGTCTCATATCATGGTTGCTTGATATGATGGACCGCTAGCAACTCCAGCGGCCACGGATTGAAACAATAACGTTTTTAATATAGCGGGTATAAGCTCGCTATATTATTTTGCCATTTTGCCGGCGCTGTAACAGCTGTAAAAGCTATCTACAAGATTTCCCAACTGTTCCGGTGTCAGCTGCTTTTTTAGATCTTCTGGTATCCATTTGAATGACTCTCGGAACGTATCGCCCATATTTCCAATTTTTGAATTTTTCTGCACAAGCTGGAGCTTGTACATTTCGCCGAGCTCCTCAATTGTGATCTCCCCGGCTTTTACCGCCTCGCGGCCCTCTTTTGTCAATATTGACAATGCTTTATTTTTGTTTATAACTCCTATTCCTTCGATTCTCATTTTTGCTCCTCCTTTCATGTGGAGCGGTTGCCCGCCCCGGTGGTGTTACTTATCCATTCTTTTTAATATTTCATACTTCATTATTGCTTTTTCTGTTTCGTTCTGTTTTTCAGATGTTAATAACTGTGAATATCTTTGAAGTAATACAACATGGGACATTTTTGCCACATCTTCGTATTTTATTTTTTTCTTGCAGCGAATTTTTTTTGCCGTTAATAGTTCATTTTTTTGAAAATATCCGTTAGCGCATGGAGTCCGGCCGCTAACATTGTAACCGTCATAAGCATTATATTTATTTATATAAAAAGCTTCTCTTTCTCTTAGTTCAGTTTCTGTTATTTTATAGTCTTCAAAAACTTCTAATACAAGGAATTCAAAATTTTTTATATCATCTTTGCTTTTTAAATCTTCGTCCATTTTTGTATTAGACCCGTAAAGCCTTTCAAGGTTGCTTCTATGAGTCTTCATTCTGGCCTTGATATTTGAACTAGAGCCTACATAATACTTATTATTTTTCTTGTTCCTGATAGCATATACTCCTATTTTAGGAACATCCGGCACATCAATTATGTGTTGCTTTTTGTTCATATAACCACTTCCTTTCTATGGTTACATTATAATATATTTGTGCCTAACTGTCAATGTTTTATTTCAATTTATTTGTGTCTAATTATTTCGTGCATTTTTTCGTTCTATTTTATCCAGTTCTTTTACAACCGTTTCTTTTATAAAAGCGTTGCATGACATTCCGGTAAGTTCCTTTATGCGTTCCTTGGTTCCTAGTGGCAGTTGACAATTTACACGGTCAACCGTTTTCATGAAGTCCGCCACTGCTTTTCTCCGCTGTTCTTTCTGTTTTTCTGTATATTCAGCCATTGCATAAACTCCTTTCGGTTTTCTTCTATTATAATGCTTTTGTGCCTAATAGTCAACGCCTATTTGTGCCTTATGCAAAATGTACAACTTTTTGCGTTTATATGTGCCTAATATTTGTTTATTATTAGGTATTGATTTGTGCCTTATATCGTAGTATCATTTAACCATAGCAAAGAGATAGCGCCTTGACAATTCCAGATCACAGGCATTGACGACTTGCAAGAGCTTGCCGCCGGTGCCTGGTGGATAGCAAGGCAGAACATACAAAGGAGAATGAGAAAATGAAAAAGTACATTGTAAGAGAAAAGATCACAAAGAATATTATAGGAATTGTAGACATGACAAAGGATCAGGCAAAGAAAGCCCAGGCAGATTTCATCGTTAAGGAGGCGTAGAATATGAAAACAACAATTAAAGTGAAATTCACAGACGGGACAACAGATGTATACACACTTGATCCGCAAGACTTAAATTTTGAGCTTGCTGGATTGATAGCAGATGGAGAAGTCAAAAGCTTTTCTATAGAATGCATAAAGGAGGCATAAAAGCATGAAAAATTATACAAAGAATTTAACATGGGCGGTTGTGTCCATGTTAGACAGAAGCACACAGGACGACAACAAAAGTAAGGCCCAAATATCCGGATTATTTGCAAATCCGGTTGTTGCTCAAGATTCTTTTATTCCATATTTGCCAAACAAGGAATATAAGCGGTATATCGTTCATTTGGATGATTTAGAAGAATTTGAAACCGTTTACAATCAGTTTCAAGACATTCGCGCAAAATATGGAGACTATGCAATATTTCACATTAAAGATCTTGGCTTTGACTGTGACAAAGAAAATAAATATCGCGAAATACTTGAGGTTTACACAAGTATTGATTTTTAGCCGAAACGCTCCAACTTTCGGAGCGTCAGCCGGAGACGGTCTCCCGGCTCTGATGATGGCAGACCGAAAAGAATATATTTTAGGAGGTAACAACATGAGAAACTACACAGAGGAAATAAGAGCGCAGCACGATGGCAAAATTTACAGAGAGGTAATAACATTTTCTGATCTGGATAAAAACGGCAACAAAATAATTGTTGAGCTGTTAAGAGGACGCAGAGGAAAGACGGAATACATCGCCGTCGATGTTACAAGGCTGGACGGTGAGGGCGTTTACACCGGTGCAATGGATCTTAACCCGCAGGTGGAGAGACAGGAAAGGAGCATAAACGGCGTTAAATGTGTTAATTATGTTGTTGTTCCAAGTTGGCTTCTTGCTCCAACGGCTGAGAACAAAAAGAAAATATTAGACGAGATAGCCCGCCGGGCATTCTCATAAAATCGGCAAGAATTAAAGGAATTTCGGGCGGTTCGATTCCGCCCCTTGCTGTTACCCGATAGGAAAATATAAAAATATGGAGGTATTGAGATTATGACACTTTACGAAAAATTAGACACTTTAACCGCTGGGGAAATCCGCGGAAACTTGGAAAAATTTACATTTATTTACGGGGAAAAGGCTGTCAAAACCTTAGGACTTGAGAAAATAAAAGATTTTTCTTTTTGGGATAATGGACGAAGTGTAATTATATACACAGGCACGCAAGCGGTTTTTGATTGTAATTATGATTTTTTCTATGGATTAAAAAGGCTTACAACTTGTTATGATAAAAACGGCTTGTTTTTTGAATTTAATAATTAATATTTAATTAAGGGCGTATTGGTTGCGCCCTTTTGCCGTTCCTGGTGGCCCGTGGCTGGTTCAATTCCAGCCGGGTGGCTTTCTGATCTTTGATAATATAATATTGCTATGTCGGCGCCTGTGTGCTATGCTGTTTATGTACAGCCTTATTAACAGTACGGTTATATTTAATTGTGTGAATTGTTTGTGTAATTCTATACAATTATATTATTTATGGCGGTTTATTAATTGCGCCTGTCTGCTGCCGTTTCTGGTGGTGGATCTCGCCCAGTTTATATTGCTGTTGCATGAGCAAAGATAACAACGCGTTTATTTGCGTTTTAAGTTTTTTTGAGTGTGTGGGCGTGTAAATCTGCTAACAGTGATACGCAAAGTAGTGAACAGAGTCTAGCGCGGCGACAATGACATATTATAAGCCTGTCGGCGGTGTTCTTTTGCCGTGTAACTGGTCCCGGTTTGGGTTATGCCTTACTTTGTCACGTTGAAGTGTTTCAATTCTGTTCAAAAATCTGAGCAAAACTCGCATGAAATTGAGAAAAAGTTGAGAAAAAATTTTTTGACCGTCCAAAATTTTCAGAATTATTTGGTAAGGGGGGTATACATTAATCCGAATATTTTTTATAAGAATTTTTGAAAAAAATAATTTTTATTTTTGATTTGATACTATAACAAGGGCTTTGGCAAGATAGTGCGATTGCCCTAACTCTTCTATCAGCTTTTTTCTGGTCATTTCTGGGTTAGTCCGTCTTATATACTTTAATATCTTATCTATGTTATCCATACATTCTATCTCCCATATATCCTGTTAATATATCAACAATTTCAAATACTTGGTCGCCGTATGTAGCAACAAAATCACACAGCATTTCTTCCTGTTCTATCGGCATATATATGTTATACGACATACAAACACAATGACACAGTTCATGTATAATCACTTTACGCAAAAATGCACCATGCAAACTTTTAGCCAAATATATACAGTGGGTATTCATGTCTGTTACTCCTACGCTCATAGAGCCGTCTGTACGGCTCAATAACGAGTTTTTATTGTCTGCCCATACAATTTGCCATTGGATACCATTTAATTCAAAATTCAAGCTATATTCCCCCTTAAAACGCAAGAGAGCGGCTATGCACTCCCTCACGCTTATATACATCATGTGTAATTGTTACAGTTTTGTTACAAGTGTAGACATTTTTGATTTGAGCATCGACCGCTCTTCCGGGGTCATGCTGCCGATCACATCTGTAATGTCCTCACTAACTCCTTTGAGGTACTTCTCAAGTTCCTGCATAGTTGTGTCTTTATCCTTATGCATTTCCTTAGCCTCGATGTATGATCTTCTCATCATGCCACTTTTGCCTTCTCTGCTGTCTCTTGTAGCAGTCGTTGGCTCTGTATAGTGCATTCTACCACTCATGCGGTCAAGGTCTCTCATTCTCTCCTGCATAGGTTTATCTTCCCATGTCCTATAGTCGTCTGGCATTTGATGATAGTAAGGGGGTTCTATATAACCGCGCTTTGTTCCTTTACCTTTTGGTGCAAATCTGCCATTAGCATAGCGGTAGTTGTCATAGAATCTTCTATCTGGATAATCTTCGTACTGTTCAACCATACGCATAATATCCTCGTTATCTTCTGATTTTTCCATAGCTTCAACAATTCTGTAATCCTTGTCAAAGCAAGCTATATTCTTAGCTATCTCTGTAAAATCCTTTAAATCGTCAAGGTTCTGTCCCTCAAAGTTATCCAATCCGATTGCTTCAACTTTCGCCTTGACACATTCCATAATCTGTTTAGCCCATTTATGCATAATATCAAGCCTCCCTTACTGCGATTAAGTTACTATTCTGTGCTTCAATAGCCTGTGCCGATGTATTCTGCACCGCTACTGTACTGCAGCAACCGCAAGGCACATCAATATAAGCCTGTGCCGACACATTAAAGAAATTCTCAACTGCTGCCGGAGTAACTATCATTCGTGTTGACTGTAAAGGTTCTCCATCAACTGCAATAGCAAGTGAAATAGCTTCAACTGTACCACCTGCTGGTATCTGAATATTACCGCTATATGATACTAAAAATCTTGCCTTGCACTGATTTGTAATGCCTCTTAGTTTGATAATTCCGCTTCCCTGTCTGTGAACTATACATTTGCTACCACATACTGGTGTTTCTGTAAATGCAACATCTTCTCCGGCAGCAACTGTTTGTAATGCAATCCCTGTTATCTCCATTATCTTTACCTCTCTTTCACAAAATAAGGGCAAACATATTTCAGTCTGCCCTTGGGTTAAAAAGTAATACTGCATAGCAGACATAATTATGTTCAATCGGTTAAAACCGAGTTCAACTCAATTAAGATACTCAATTATTCGTTTTTGCGTAGCTGCTACTTTTAGCAGCCACAGCCTGCATTGCAACCACATCCATAAGCATAAGCATTAGGATTAGGCACAACATAAGCTGGAATAGCTGTAGGATTTACAGAGTTGACAATCTGCTGTGTTTGTGCTGTCATTGCAGTAGTCAGAAGTGCATTCTGTCTATCCTGTGATGCGGCGAGCCTTAAGCTATTGTTTTCTGCCTGCAATGTGGCTATCTTGTCCTGAGTCAGGAAATCAAGGATGCTTCTCGTGCTGTTCTCGATAGCCTGTCTTGTCTCACAAGCCTGTGTAGCCATGTTGTAGTTGGTGTCGCAGAAACCTCTCTCAATCTGTCTCTGAGTCTCACAGCAACAAGCGGCATTCTGAGCAGCCATGTTGTTAAGGGTTGCCTGAATAGCATTTGTGTTCTGCATACCAGCTACAGTGTCAGCGTTGATCGCCTGTTGTATGCCATAGCCTGTCTGCATGATATTTGTGTTAATGCCGTTAAAACCAGTAAGCATGCTGTTGTTCATGGCATAAAAACCGTCGCAAAGTCCGTTAGAAATGCCGTCTAACTTGCTGATAACTGCTGAATTATCAAATCCTCTCTGTATTTCTGCCCCTACTCCGTTGTTTCCACTGCCTCCGAAACCGCCAAAGCCGTTGCCCCAGCCGCCAAAAGCAATAAATAATACAAATACAACTATCCACCATGCGCCGCTGTCGCCGAAAAATCCGTTTCCGTTGTTTCCGTCAACATTCGCTACAAGTGGTACGCTTGCACAATTTGAATTGAACATATTTTTTACCTCCGTTTGATTTTATATACTTAATCTTGCAAGAATTAGTATCAATTTTTTCCAAAAAATGTTATACTTAATAAGTACGGATAGGGTAGCTCCCGAAAGCTGTTTGTCCTAACAGTTTCCGTACATTTCTGATAGGACGTTTCGCACTGAAAGGACAGGTGTTGTTTTATGATCAAATATCAAATTTCTGACTACATCGGTAAAAGATATGGTTATCTTACCGTTGTTGGGCAGACTCAAAATTCAAAGACTGGCCACGCATTCGATTTTAAATGTGATTGTGGCAATATAGTTTCTTTTCCACCATATAGAGTTTTTACAACCGGTCAAAAATCTTGCGGGAAATGTAAGTATTCTCACTCACAGAAAATTCCTATTGATATTTCAAAATATTTAAACAAACACAACAACAAGCTTACAGTTATTGGTTTATGCCCCAAAAAATCTAGTGATAAACATTATTATCTTGAATGTTTGTGTGATTGCGGTAACAAAACAAAAGTAACCCCGTATCAATTTAAAAGTGGTGCCGTCAAAAGTTGTGGTTGTTTATTAAAAACAAGTCCCAATCGTATAGACGGCAGAGGCAAACATGAACTCTACGGAATTTGGTGTCAAATGATATACAGATGTGAAAAACCAAATCACCATAAATATCACGATTATGGGGAACGTGGAATTACTGTTTGTAGTGAATGGCATGATTTTTGGAACTTTGTAAAATGGTCAGACTCTGTAGGCGGCAGACCTGACGGGACTAGTCTTGACAGAATTGATGTAAACGGTAATTATGAGCCGTCTAATTGTCGATGGGCTGATTCCAAGACTCAATCATTAAACAAACGTTCAAATAGATTGATTACATATAATGGTGTTTCAAAGCCATTACATCAATGGGCAACGGATTTGAATATAAGTGATCAATCTTTATCTAAGCGAATCCAAAAGGGATGGTCGTTAGAAAAAGCTCTAACACTACCTCCACAAAAGGTTAATCAATTTTCAAGTATAAAAGGTTAAT